ATCTTCTTCCATTGTATTTCCTTAGTATCCAAAGGTGGGATCTGTTGCTTGAAATCCTGTTCGTTGTGCTGCAGGATCGAAGTCAAATATACTACTTCTTGGTCTTGTCATGACCCCGTACCTTAAAGCGTCATATAAGTGATCTTCTGAGTTCGTGTCTACATCCTCAGGGTTTCTTTTGTCTAGAGGAATAGAGGGAAGCTGAGATATAAGATGAGTGCAATTAGAAAATATGACAAGTCTTGGTTCCTCTGTAAACTCATCTACCTGCAGTCTTCTATGTATTTCGTTCTTACCAGCTACACGAGATCCTTTTGATCTGTCTGCTGGTCTCCATCTACAGCCTTTCATAATCATCTGTTCAGCAAGGCTAGGGCCAGTATCACCACGATTATGCCACAAAGAAGAGTCAAGAACTCCATACCTGACCTTCTCTTCTTGTTCAATGTCCAGGATCATGTCAGCCAAATCAGTAGCAATTACCTTAGATACATATAGCTCTCTGTAGACTATTAGCTGTTCAGATCCTGGAACAACTGCGAACCAGACTACCCCAGTATAGGAACCATAACCATAGTCGCAAGCTCTGAAACGAACCCAGTTACTTGGTATATCGAATGGTTCAACAACATGGATGCGTCTGTTAAACTCTGGGAAAGCTGCTCCTTCGTTAATATCCCAGTCACCTTCAAGCAACTGTCTTCGTTGATGCTCAGGCAGAGATAAAAGGTTGGCTTCATACATTCCATCTTCAGATAGGTAAGGGTTATCAAATAAGGTAGCAGGAATAAACTTACGTTTAAACAGTGGCTCACCTTCTCGACTGTGACCCTTAGGCCAACATATCACTTCGCCCTGTTCATCTGTAGCCCAGAATGGTTTATCTGGAATACTAGGATCAATGAAGTGTTTCTTTACCCATTGATGCCCAGGTCCACCTGGGTTGGATGTAGCTCTCATGAAGAGGGGTAACCCTGAAGCCATTGTTGCACGTAGACGTGATCTCATATAGTTCCACGCATATGGTGTAGGCCACTGGGTAAGTTCGTCAAAGCCAATCCAACTAAAGGCTTGACCTTGGTATCTCATAACATCATCGTCCCTGTCAAGGTATGACATCCAAAGTGTTGCACCATTAGGTGCTACCCAAGTCTTGTCCCTCTCCATAAACTTAATACCAGGAACTGCTTGAGGGTAAAGCTGCTTACTTACAGAGATAAGCTCTCTAAGCTCTTCTGTAGACCTACGAACAAGTAGCATTCGTGCATGTGGATTTGAAAAGTACCTAACTGGATCTGCAACCAACGAAAAGCTTTTTCCACCACCTGCTGCCCCTCCGTATAGGACTTCTTGTTCTGTAGCTGCTAGGAACCTAGTCTGTGGTCCTGGGTTTGGTTCGAAGATCACCTTTTGTTTGACCGCAGAAGGGGCAACACTCTCCATCTCTGAGTTCGATGTACTCATCGTCTGTGTCGAGATGTCTGGTGTGCTTTCCACCAAGTCTTTCTTCTTCGATCTTCTTGCTTTTCCTTGCCGCTTCTTTATACTTTTTGGCATACTGGCGGTAGTTGGAGGACGCCCTGCGCCTTTTTTCTTCCATTCTGACACGTTTATACAACCCTACATGTGAGATGTGTCTACCAGATTGATCAGACAGCCACTTGGCTACTTGCCTAACACTGTACTCTCGTAGAAACAACTTTGCTTTTTCTAAAAGTTCTAGTTCTTCAGGGATAGGAATCAGAAGCATTTCATCTTCTTCATCTTGTTTGTACCCAAATGGTACGTGTCTTCCTACTCTTATAACAGGATACCACTCTCCGTTCTCTCCTTGAAGTGGTATCTGCCAGTCTACTTTAGTTGGATGATCTGCAGTTGATGCTCTCTTACTCATCTTCTTTCGCTGGTAGAATAAATAAAGGCTCAGATGCTTTTACTTCTACCTTATCTGTTTTCGTGAAACCTGCACGATCTAGAATGTCTTTAGCTGCTAACATCTTTTCTTTGACACCCAGATCAGTAGGATCTGCCATAACAGAGAACATAGTGTAAGCGGCTTTAGTAGACGATTGTGCTATGAACTTCTTTGTAAGCTCTGCAATCTCGTCTGTCAAGGCATTAACGATACCTGATGTAGAAACACCTTCAGCATAACCTGCAAGTTTCTTAGCAGTCACAGGGTCTCCTTTGGCCTCATCAAAGAGGACATCAAGAAACTTTTGCTGCTTTTCTGTTAGATTTCTTGCCATTATGTCACCATATAAATTATGAAGCCAAATATTCCAAAACAAAGTATAAGTAAAAAGATACTTAGTGTCCAAGTAATAATTTCTTCTTGTAGTTCAGCCTTACGATACTCTTGCTCTTTCTTTTGCTTTCGTATCTTTCCTTCGATGGATACTAGCTCATCCCAAGCAGATGGCCCCATCGTGAAACTAATATAGTCCTTGAGTTCTTTTCTCATGGACTCTGCTTTACGTTTTGCAGCAAAAACTTCCATCGCCTCTGCTTCTACAGAACCTCCAATGGATTTCCACCAAGGGGGATTCTTTACTTGCTTCTCAGCTTGGCCTAGATCTGCCATATGCCCTGCCCACTTAGTTAGTTGGCCTGACATATCTTGCAGATCCTTACCAATGGCAAAGCCTTTCTTCAGAGCATTGAAGGCGACAGTGGCCCCACCAATAATTGTAACTGGGTCCATTCGCCTCCTCCCAAAGACTAATTAGACTTTACCGTCTCTCACGATTCTTTTGATGTCAGCACGACCAATCCCTAGATCGTTAAGTTCTCTGTCTGACATTCTCCAGAGGTGCATCTCAGCAATACGAGCATTTGCTTGGGCTTGTCTTGCTTCAATCATTTTATTAAAGAATTTTTTAAACATGTTCTACTCCTTGTGGTTAACCCTTGTTGGGCAGGAGTAGTTATATGTTATTAGTTATACTATACTATTACAAAAAATGCAACCCCGTTACCCGACAGGAACAAAGGTCTCAGTTACAGTAACGATAGAATCAATGTGACCAGCAGCACCTGGAACAACTTGAATCTTATCTCCAGGTTGTAATACTAGGTCAATGTCAGCAAACTCGTGGTAGCCTCCCCCTGCCAAACTTTTATCGTTAAGGAAGTGAGATGTGTAGCTGTCAGCATCAACATACCACTGTATTGTGATATCGTTAGTTGATCCACCACCATTGGCTACAATAATATATGTAACCTCTGCAGTGCAGTTAGCAGGACAAACATACACATCCTCTGTCGTGGTCCCAGTGTTGTGACCATACACAGACTTTCTACGAGAAGGTTTACCAGGGTTCAGGACTGTCATTTCTTCTTTGTGACCTTCTTGATTGTTTTGACTACCCAAGCCTCATTGACTTCAGTATCAGGATCATCAGCAATGAAGTGCCCATTCTCATCACGAGCACGTTCCATTACCAACTCTTCTTCTACTTTAGCTTTTTTCTTGGGTGCCTTTTTCTTCGCAGGAGCTTCTTGCTCTTTAATAAATTCTAGGACTTTAGCTTCTTTAGTATGCCAAGTGCCACGAATCTTTTGAGCAAGAACATCTCCACGAGGACCAAGGACTTTATCTCCTTGTAGTCTCATTTAATAGTCTCCAAACTTTTTCTTGTGTTCTGCTACAGTCTCTTCTTTGTAACGAGTAGAGTACTTCTTACCCTTCCAAGTAAACGTAGCATTCTTATCTTTACGATTACGTCTGAATGCATCTTTGAATGATTCATTCGTTGTTGGACCTGTTGCAGGACGTAGCTTAGGTTTAGGTGAAGAACCTGGTGATACCTTCTTCTTAACGCCAGGATTTTCACCTGTTTTCTTATTTGGTGTAACCTTAGGCTTAGACTTCTTAGGTGTCATAGGCTTAGTATCTAGACGCTTAGAAGGTGTACCCTCTTTTTTCTTTTCTACTGGCTTTAGATCATCCTTAGTAATCTCTGGTGCTGCAGGACGTGCAGAATCTCTAAGGATTGCAGGTCTGCTTGTCTTTGGTTTAGGAGGTAGATTAGGACGAGATCTGACCAACTTCTTATCCATCAGTGGAGCTTTCTTACGACCACGTTTACCTGTGTATCTTGAACCACCTGTACCGCCTGTAGGTTTAGCAGGAGCCTTAGTGCTTGTCTTAGGCTTTGCAGGAGCAGTTGTCTGCGTCTTAGGTTTCGCAGGTGAAGTGCTCTTTGGTGCGCTTGGTTTCGCAGGAGGTTTAGCAGGAGCCTTAGGCTTTGCGGGAACTGGGCTAGGCTTTTGAAACTTACCAGTCTTTGGGTTCTGTGGTTGACGAAGGGACTTGGGCGGTGGTTTTAGAGTATCTACTCTCACACCTTTTGGGGCAGTCGTTGTAACTCTGGCCCTTGGATTATTCTTTTTAATTTGATCTGCAACTTCTTTAGAGCCAGTCTTAAAGAACTTACCCAAGATCTCAATAAAGTATCTTGCTGCTGTAGCCTTACCCATCTTACTTACCTCTTTTTCCTTGAGTAGGTTTCATTGAAGCACCACAGTCAGCTTGAATTACACCACCATGTGCGTAACCTTTGCGTTTCTTAGCCATACCACCATAGCTGTAACCCATCTTCTTGGCTACATCTGGTGCTTCTTTTTTCAGGGCTTGCATCCCTGGGTTCATTTTCTTTTTCATAACGCCACCTTTGTTCATTGCTGTATGATATCCAGTGCCACCACAATGTGAACACCCTTTTCCTTTGCACTTAGGACAAACTACTTTTTTACCTTTAGCCATGCCACCCTCTGCTGCTCTAAACTTTTTAACTTTATCTGCTACACCCTTTGGTTGGGCTACAAACTGTTTACCCTTGGCGTTGCCTTTTGCTTTTGCTGCGTTAGTTGCAGCCTTCTCACTTGCACTAAGTGCTTTCCATGCTTTTTCAGGTAAGTATCTTTTCTTACCTTTAGATGGAGATCCATCAGAAGTTTTCCACTTCTGCTGACCCCACTTCTTAAGAGACTTCTGTGGTGCTCTCATGATGTGTAGCCTCCACCCTTAGCCTTGTATTGTTTTGCTACCATCTGAGCTTTACGTGCAGACCACTGACCAGGCTTACCACCTTTAGATCCTGCTTTAACCTGAGCAACTAGTTTCTTTCTCATACCAGGTTTAGTGTAGTTACCTGCAGCATTTACTGTAGAACCACCTTTACTATAGCCTGTACTGCTCTTAGAAGCTTTGATAGCTTCACCTTGCTTTACAGCATCAATACGTCTTTTGTAGACCTTTCCAGTCTTACCCCAACGATATCCACCTGGTACTTTCTCTACTGGCATTATGCACTACTTCCTTCAACCTTATGGCAGTGTGGTGTAGCATACGCTCCTCCTGCTCTAATGTTGGCAACTATTTGTTCAGCTTCTTCTAAACATGCTTGTTCAGAGTAAAAGGGTTCTGGTTTTGCTATAATCTTACAAGACAGGGCCATAGGATCAAAGCAGACTAGGAGTATCCCTATCCACATTACGAACCTTTCTTCCACTTCGTAGAAGAGGATTTAGTTTTAGAGGGCGACCACTTTACTTTATCAGCCCAGTATGCTGCAGACATCTTACCCTTTGATATGTTCTTGGCGTGGCGAGACTTGAATGCCTCTCGTTGTCCTGCAGTCTGATTGGTTTTCACACCCTTCTGACCAAACTTGATATACTTATACTTACCACCTTCAGAGGCCATAACGTGATGAGACTTACCACTACCGTCATTAAGACGTTGTGGTTTGTTGACCCCTTTAAGGCCAGCATCTTTCATCTTTGTTTTTACTCGTTCAGGTATACTCATGGTAATGTTAGGGGGAACATGGGACGTTCACTATTTACCCCTACTCCTTTGTTACTTTAAATCTATCGTACTTAGGATTATCTTTACGCCCAAATAATCTTAACACAAAATTAACGAAACCCCTAGCTATTTCTGTTGGTGTGGGCAACAACCAACCTAAAATGAGGAGTAGGATTACCCAGGGTGGGATATTTGTGTTGATGATGTCTAGGTTTTCCACAGTGCCTGTCTCAACCTCTTTGATGATTTCTGTTTGGACTACATCCCTGCCAGCAGTCACTTCTTCTTTTTGTTCTACAGAGACTACAGATTGTCTGTTCTCTTTCCCTATCTGAGCATTGCTGTTGACTGTAGGTCCACCAGATCCACCAAAGGGTAGAATAGATGTTAGACCACAGCTAGATAATAATAGGATCAGGACCAACCATCTCATTTTGCAAATGCATCATCAAGAAGTATGATCTCCAGTCTTTGTACCTGTAGTTGTAGCTGATTAGTCGTATTGATATTCCAACCAATAAGACCAACTACAGCAGCAAACAGTACAGACACTAAAGCTTTATTATCCATATTACTTATTTCTCAGTGTTTGCTCTATGCTATCTAGTTTCATAAAGATAGCTTTGATGGTTTCTTTCATCTCTTTCATTTCTCTGTCGTGATGAAGAGATCTCTGTTCATGTTGAGCCTGAATGACTGCAATATCTCTTTCGTTCTTAGTTACTTTATTAAAAAGTACCCAGACAACTACTATGATAGGTGCCACTAACCATTGCATTACTATGTCAATCATCTCGTACATGGCTTATTCAATATCTTCTGGTTCGGGACGTGTAATAAGTTGGAAGTGTGGGCCGTCAAGGAACGGTCTACGCCCTTCTGATCTACGGTTGTCAATGTATCTATTCATTGCGTCTTCCATAGTCCCCATGTGCCCACCAATATTTCCTTGGTCCCAAGCTGCTCCCCAAAGAACTTCAATATTGTTTTGAGTTGCTGCATGAGCCATAGCATCAGCGATATCATCATACAAATTCAATTCCCAGGCCACATCTGAACCAATATAAGCTACAAGGTCTACAGCATGGCTGTAACCATCTTCTTGAGGTAGGTGTAAGGAGTTCATAGTCTGAGACTTACCTGCAGCTACTAGGCGTTCTTGCTCTTCTACAGTTCTAAGACCACAAGTTACACCAAAGTCCACTCTTGTGTAGCCTATTGCTTCTTTAACAACCGCAACTAAGTCAGGGTGTACACCCTCTAGTCTGTCTAAAGATCTTTGTGAAAGTTTAAATGCCATTTTTTCTTACCTATTTGCTCATTGCCATCTTGTTGCCCATTGGTTTACCAGCCATGTAAGCTGTTGCACCCATGTATGCTGCTACTACACCTGTTTGGGCTATGTAGAATAAACCTAGTAGGTCAGCTAAAGCTGCTACTCTTGAATCTGACATCATTGGGGTAAACAAATAGACTGTGAAACCAATCATCATCAGCATTGCTACCCAGGCCATCTTCTTCTGGGACTCTGCTTTCTCTTCACGTAGCTCTATTTCAAGCATACGTTCCTTCATAGCTACTTCTTCTGCTGTGACCTTACCATCACCATCAACATCAAAGTCTACTACCATTATTCCCAGTCCCTTTTCCTGTCAGGATCTAGTACGTCCTGCTTCCTGAGCATACCTTCAAGGTACATTGCTCTTTCCATTCTATCTAATGAGACCCAGTGACCTGTAGATTCATAGTAAGCCCTACGAACATAGAAGACATCTGACCTAGGGATATGTACCCTACGTAATTTCTTCTCGTTTTTATCAGCTAAGGCTTGGTAGAACTCTTCAAGTACTGAGTCTGACTCAAAGTACTTTATTCTTTTGTTCATTTTTATATCTAATGTTCTGTAGTTGTACGTAAAGTACCCTTGAAGTCAACAGATCTTCTCAATTTTCTAACGAAAATAGGACTACAAACAATGATAGTAGGGTACTAATAGTAATTACTTAAAGTTAATTCTTATAAAAGTATATAAATATAAGAATAAAAGACAAAAGAGTAAAACTTTAAGTATTACTATAAGTATTATATACCAATAGTTATACCCGCCACAAGTATTCTACAAGAGAAATCCCCCCATTGAGACAATCTGCCACAGTATATCCCCCAGGATGTAACAAACAGTGTAATATATTGAAACATTACGTTACTTATTTAAGTAAAACTGGTTAACATACCTTACCAATTCCCACCTAATTGAAAATACCCCCCCGCTGTCATTGGGCATATATGTATAACGCCATACCCCCCAGTGGCCCATGCGCCCCCGATTAACGGTTAAGGCTCTGTTATACATTCAGAAATTACAATATGTTTATTCAACCTATAGGAATATAGTTTAATGTTAAATCAATTGGTTTAAAGCTAAACTATTATGGGAAAAAAGTAGTTTAACGTTAAACTATTTCTCTATGAATTTCATTTAGCATTAAACTATTGGGGTGTGATCACAAAATACACTAGGCAACTACACTTTGTGATCACATTTCTGGTGGTCATCTCTATTTGTGATCACATTCAGAGAAACAATATTTTATACCTTATAAATATAATACGCTCATTCTGGAACGAATCAGGAACATTGATGTTTCAGTAGAACAAAATAGAAACATAAATAAAAATACTAAAAAAGAATTGTTTGTTTTCAATAACTTATAAAATAGTTTGGTGAAGTGTATTGCAAAGTGAATAACAATAGAACAATTATTAATCATCGAAACAAGGAAACGAGAAAATGAGCTACATCAAAAACATTCTTGCAATCTATGATCAAGCTGATCAATCAGAAATGGCGCATGGATTGAACTGGTATTCTGATGCTAAAATTGCAGCATTTGAAATTGCTGATAAGTATCAAATGCCATTGTCCATTGTTGTTGGTGTGATTGCAGCGTTATCCCCAACAAATAAATGGGAAAGAAATATTGTTGATGCTGATAAGCTGATCGAATGTTTTGTTAATGGTGGATATATGGAAGATATCAATGTCTGTACCTATAAAACAATGAAAGAAAAAGCTTGGAATATTATGGTGGAAAACAATCCCTTGGTGGATCACATTGTTAAGCTTTTAAATGGGCCAAAGATAACTGATTTTTTCCTATGTATCCTAGGCCATGACGTTTGCGTAATTGATGGACATGCATGGTGCATTGCAAATGCTGATCGCAGAACATTGCAAGAAGTGCCCAATATTGGGAAGAAATTGCGCAAGGAATTGCAGGATGCATACGCTGCTGCAGGTGCAAGCCAAGGTGTGACAGCCTATGAAATGCAAGCAATCACATGGGTTGCATGGAAACGTATTTATAACGTGTAAAGGAAAGAAACAATGCGCAGATCATTCTATATCTATGAAGGTTTTGACAGGGGCCAAGCTTTGGCAATCACCAACAATATGAAACAAGCTAAAACGTGGGCAATCGAACTGTCGAAAACGTTGGGCACAATTACAGTTCGTGATGCCCTAGGTGGCCTACGCTTAGAAGTAAATCCAGATGCGCCAGAACAACACCAAGTAAAGGAAACAAAATAATGTCGCATACTGACCTACAAGATTGGGAAGCAAACAACGTTGATCTGTGGATCAATAACGATGAGGAATTATATTGCGATGCCTATGGCAAGGTCACAATGATTGGCCCCAAAGAAGCAGCCAAGGAAATGTGGCGCATGTTGAAAGGAAAGAAAACGCCTGATGGTGCACGATATACCTACAATCGTATCTATGAAACACTAGCAAAAATGGAAGTGTAACAATGGCAATCCCTTACTTTCTACTAGGCGTGTTGATCTGCTGCTATGTGATCGCATGGTTAATTGAGACAAGATAAAATGAAACAGGAAATACATATGACATATCAAGAAGCACTAGAACAAGTTGAGACAATGCAGGGGCGTGTTGCCTACAAAGAACGTCAAATCCAGAGCCTAATCAATCAGCATGGGCAAGGTGTCAGACCATCGTGGGTGTCAACTGACCTAGCAATCTACAGCCAACAGATGCAGGACTACACAAAGCAATTATCGTATGCTGAATATGTTGTTGCCCACTACGAGGCAGCGCAGGATGCACTAGCAGATCAGGAGGGTGAATAGATGCAGTACAGAATAAACATTGCGAAACGTGAACAGATACGTATGCGGTATGGCAAGATGGAAGACAGCTATCGCCACTATTTCAAGATTGAAACAGACCTGTTTGGTGATGCCCTGCTGCAACTAATATCTGAGCAGAAACAGATGTACCCTGCACCAGAATGGAACGTCACATTGTATAGGGAAACATCCTACTCTGAATTGATAGACCTAGACGAAAAGGAAACAGCATAATGGACAAGTTCGAGAAAACATTTGCTGCAATATCAGGGCATTTCCTGACACAGCAACTGCCTAATAACTGGAAGGACTTCGATGACGAATATCTTGAGGAATGGTTTGTTGAATGTGCTGTGCACACCTACGAATATTGGGACTGGGAAAAGGTCTATGCAAAGATAGCAGCAATCACAGAAACAGTACTGGAGTTAGACAAATGAGAGACCACCCAGAAACAGTTTATGTAGTATTCTACACGACACGTAGTGACACAGGCAAACCAAGCCAAGCATGGGGCGACCCAAACAATCCAGTGTACCTAACAGATCACTGGGAGATTGAATGGACAAGGCGCAGGGCAATCGCAAGGTATGATCAAGTGTTCAAAGAATACGACATACACACAGCAGGTATTGCGCCTATTGATGAAGAATACAAAACAGATTGGATGTAGAAATGATATCTCTTAAAGAAGCACGTAAGGCAGCAGGTCTTACACAAGTTGAAGTAGCAAATTATGTACATGTAACACAAAGCACGATCTGCCAATGGGAGCAGGGTCTAAAGACAATACCAATAGACAGGCTGCGACAGCTATCCAAACTGTACGACACCCCAATGTCGGACATCCAAGCAACTGAGGTATCAGAAGAACAATACGTCACTAGCTTAAAGGTTAATATGTCATATAGGCAACGCCACAAATTGGTTTGCGATGTGATCCATCAACTAATCACTGACTGGTACAACCCCAAGGACAGGGCAATGGCAACTAAACTAATTGAGAATATCTCAAACAGTAAATTGAAAGAATACATGGAAGGAGTAAAGTAATGTTTAAGATAGAAAAAGGTATACCCATTCCAAAGGGAAAAGGCAGAGCCAAAGGTCAGCTACGACTGACAGTAGAACAGATGAACGTTGGCGACAGCATCGTTGTCCCAAAGAAAAACATAGAGCATATGAGAGCACTGCAAGACAGGTGCGGAATAAAAATCAAGGCTCGTAAAATTGATGATGAAACCTTTAGAGTATGGAGAACAGTCTAATGCCACACCCAATGAGAGCTGTAATAGTATTAGACATTGACGTTGATAAGGTGCTGGACGCTGCAGATTTCTCTATGTTCATGAAGACTGTAGCAAACCAGATCGAAAGCCCTCTGGATGGGGTGACGATCACACACAGGATTGCAGGTGTACCACTGAAAGAAAGACGAGGTAAGAGTGGAACCCTTGAAGAGATAGTATTCAGAGGGACACGAGGCCCATACAAAAAAAGTTTAAAGATGGGTTGAAATATTTTTATTAATCCCCATGTAATAGTTACAGAAAGAAAAGGAAAACAAATGGAACTTACTGTAAACACAGCAGAAAAAATTCGTGAAGAGGCATGGGCATCTGCAGTCGTAGCCACAAACAAGTACATCGAAAAGTATCTTGATGGTGAAGACCAGTTTGCCTGTGGGTTTGCTTGGGTCACAGTCTACCCAAAGCACAAGGGCAACACCAAACTAGGACGTGAAGAACGTAAAGTTCTTACAGCCCTAGGTCTTAAGAAAGACTGGACAGGTAAAGCCTACCAGTGGTGGAACCCTAGCAACTCTGGCTTCCAGAATGTTGATTGCAAGGAAGCAGGAGCACAGGCTGCAGCAACAATCCTGAAAGCCTATGGCCTAGAAGCCTATGCGGATTCGAGACTAGACTAATGTGGATTGATCTTATCATATCAGACAAGGGTGGTTTGCGTATTGCAAATCACCTAGTCAACACAATGGAAGAGGCAACAAAACTCTGGAGAGTTTACACCTCATTTGGTTTCACAGTTAAGATTGAGAAGTTGAGAACATGATTGATCCAGAGCACGAGATTTCTTACACATTCAACTATGGCGGTAGGCAACGAACATACTACTTTGACAGTAGAGATAAGAACATAAAGACACACGCCATGTTCCAAGCTGACAGCATGATCAACCACTGCGTGGATGGGTACTGGAAGCTGACAAACGTGGATAAACGAGAGTACACTTGGACTAACATCTACGACAGCAGAGCGAACAGAACCTGATGGAAACATATGAGATTATAGCGATAGCATTGAACGTAGGTTACGTAGGGTTACTTGTGTTCATTGGGTGGTGAGACAATCTGTCATACTTGAAACGAAACAGGATGGATATAACTAATACTAATAGTATTACTAACAGTTAAAACTTATATCTTTATTTCTTATATAGATTAGTTACTGTTAGTAATACTTTAAGAAAGGAACTTAAAGTGTATACTACAGGAAAGCCCTACTGGTTCAGAGTTATTACAGCTATCAGTGTTCTGATTAATGTAGTATTAGGGGGTAGTAACAACCAAACTTTCAGTGCTAGGAACTGGCAATGGAAAAGAGATAAAAGATTTAATATTGTTTGGTTGATTGATGTAGTCCTAGGCAAGGGTCACTGCGCTGAGTGTTGGGTCTACTGGAAAACAAGGAGGAAGTGGTGACAGATGATGACTACAAGAAAGTTTTACAGTTGTTGAATGAGGAAGACACAGAGGACTTAGTAAAAAAGATTATGTTGACGAACACTGAACTGATGGAATCAGTCTACGATCTACAAGAATTTATGGAAGACAGTGGACTAACAGCAGAACAGTTTCATGAGTGGAAGAAACAAAAAGATTTGAGGATGTACCATTGAATATTTATATACCAGAACCTATTACTATTTTACTTGTAGTCTTATCTTTCTTAGCAGGTTTCCTGTATAGACAGTACACAGACAAGGAAGACATAGCAGACGCATACGATGAAGGGTTTGAGAAGGGTAGTAAGGAAGTGGTCAAAGCATTCTCTCAATTAACAGGGAAGGATATTGAGATTGAGTTTGACAAGGACTACATGGACAGATGATCCACACGATGATGTAACACACTGGCTTGGGAGATTGAAATGATACAGACCAGAACTCTTGAAGGAAGACTAATCAGCCTGGAGAAATATATCTCTGACCTGGCACGTCAAATAGATGACTACGAGTGGGACAACAAACTTGATCTGGCTGACCTACTCAAGCCACAGTTAGAAGAAGCAAAGAAACGTAGAGAACAAGGTGAAGTCTGGGAACCTATGTTCTAAGTGATACCACCCTTAGCTCAACTGGATAGAGCAACTGCCTTCTAAGCAGTAGGTTGTAGGTTCGAGTCCTACAGGGTGGGCCAAAACAAAAGGAAGTAGAATGAAGAAGAGTTATGATGATAAGTACACCAAGGGTACAGAAGTCCTGAAGAAAAGAAAGTTAGGTCTTGTCTTCTATAAACCCAATGGACGTTCTGCCTACAAGATAACCAAAAGACTACAGGTTCTAGATGTTAAAACAAACAAGGTTAAAAGTGTATGGTTTGCTCAAACTCTAAACAGAATTGGTTACTTCCTAGATCCTAACAGAGGCTATGACACAGAGGCGAGTGGACTTTACGAAACATTTGGATGGCAGGTTCAAGGAGATATCATGGAGGCAATAGAGAATGATTGAAGCATCAAAATTAATAGGCCACAGTGCAGCTAAGTGGTCAAAGACACAACCACATGAAGGTATCTGGTGGACAAATAAACTGAGCCAAGGGGTTAAGGGTGCATCTAAATCTTACATTGCTTATTCACCCTTGAAGCATCGACTTATGTATGTCCAACAGCTTTGGAACCCTGAGGAACAGAAGGTGAAATGGTTAGTTGGTGCTACCAGAAAAACCTTTGATGATCTTGATGAAGCAAAAGAGTTTGCAAAGGAACTGCTAAATGATTGAAGCAACATACATAGACCACATGGGATCTGACCTGTCAGTTGTGAACGCTGCACGAGTCAGCTTTGGTAAGAAGTCTGACTGGATGCCAAGAATACACAATGGTGAACCAAAGGTACTGCAGTTCAAAGATGACAAGCTGATTAAGTATCTAGCCAAGCACAAACACATCAGCCCATTTGGCCATGCCTTTGCATCCTTCCACGTCAAGGCACCAGTCTTTGTAGCACGTCAGCTAGTGAAGCATAAGTTCTTACGTTGGAATGAAATCAGCAGACGTTACGTTGATGAAGAGCCTGAGCTTTATGAACCTGATGTTTGGCGTAGACGTAGTGCTGACAAGAAGCAAGGCAGTGAAGGTGCTATTGATCAGTCTGGTTATAGATATGATGCTACTGCTGAACATCTTACTAGAATTAGTAATGATAATGCTGTATATCTTTACAATCATTTACTTTGGGAGGGTGTCTGCCCTGAGCAAGCACGTATGGTACTGCCACAGTCAATGATGACTGAGTGGTACTGGTCTGGATCTCTTGATGCCTTTGCTGACATGTGCCACCTCAGATGTAAGTCAGACACACAACTTGAAACACAGATCGTGGCTAACTACATAGATGATAAGATGCAGGAACTATTCCCCATATCATGGGAAGCACTAAGGATGTATGCAGAATGACTGGTATGATTGGAGTAGAACAAGTAGAGGAACATGAGGATGGCAGTGCCACCTATCAGTTTCATCTTGATAACAAATGCGCCAAGCTATTACAGGAAGAAGGACTGAAGCTAGTCCTCTACTGTGCAGCAGCAAAGCTAGACATGCAGGTTGTCTATGACTTTATTGAAGACCATATAAGGTATGAGAACGATGAGCAAACTACCTGAAGGAAGAAAGCCACTGGGAAATAAGTGGTATAGTGACAAGATTCGTGCTATGACTTGGGAAGAACGTCAGAGATCGAAAGAAAAGGAACAGAGTAATGACAGCAGCAGTGAACAGCAGCAACGAGATAACCCACCAGCCTTGCCCCTACGAGGACTGTGCAAGTAGTGATGCCTTTGCTTACAATGTAGTGTCTAAGTTAGGTAAGTGTCACTCATGTAATAGGGCTTACCCTGGTAAGGATAAAAAGTTTTCCTGGGCAGAAGGAACCTACCCTCCACCTCCACCGAAGGTAGACCTACGTAACACCAAGATTATTTCTGGTAGGTTCAATGACATTCGTGGGTTGGATGAAGACGTAGCCAAACTATACAACATCCAACTGCAGTATGGTGAGAACAACACACCAGTACGTTACGCATTCAAGTATCCTAACAACGTAAAGTATCGTGGCTTTGCAGAGAAGAAGTTCTGGACTAAAGAACGTGGGGCACCCACTGATCTGTTTGGCCCTGACTTCAATGCAGGATCAAGCAAACGTATATACATCACAGAGGGTGAGTTCGATGCAGCCAGTCTCTATCAGGTACTAGGCAAGTCCTACCCTGTTAAGTCACTGCCAAGTGCCAGCCTGTCAGAGAAGTTTATTAAAGATAACTTTGATTACTTGAACGCATTTGAGATGGTAGTCTACGCAGGTGAACTGGACGCAGCAGGTAAGGGTGCAGCACAGAAACTGTACAGCATGATGCCTGACAAGTTCTACTACGTGCCTATGTCTAAGTGGAAAGATGCCAACGAGTTCCTGACGGAAGGGGATGGTGATGACCTGAAGTGGGCAGCACTGAAACCTCAACGTTACAGCCCAGACAATTTCTTTGTAGGTGATCTTGAGGTTGAGAAAGCAATCACAACTGAGAACCCCTACGAGTATGTACCCACAGGACACACTGGCCTAGACGATAAACTACGTGGCCTAGTTAAGGGTGGCCTGACATTCATCAAGGCACTACGTGGACAAGGTAAGACTGAGCTAGTCAGATACTTTGAGGTTGCACTACTTAAGCAACAGACACGAGTGGCTCTACTCCACATGGAAGAGATGAAGTCCACCACCTATCGTGCTATGGCAACCTACGAACTGGGTTGGAATGTACGTACCAAAGAGGATGCCATTGCCACAGGGTTTACTGAAGAGCAGGTCATTGCTGCAGCGCAGAAGATGGCAGGTGGTGAAAGCACTATCATCTTTGAGATGCAATCCCATGATGATCCTATGCAGTTGTTGGAGTATGTACGCCTAGCATCTACAGTCTATGGTGCTGAGTACATCTTCATTGATCACGTCCAACGTCTGGCCTACCTATCAAACTCTGGGGTGGATGCAGCCACCAGTACACTGACCACACTAGGTTCTCGTATGGCACAGCTTGCTAAGGAGTTGAACATTGGTGTAGTCTTTATCTCCCAGGTGAATGAGGATGGACGTACAAAGTATGCAGCATCTCTTGAGGAAGAAGCTATCATCTGTATCAAACTACAACGTGATACTGAATCTGATGATGAGATAGTTCGTAACACTACACAGTTCATCGTTGACAAGAATAGACCCTTCGCTAAGTTAGGAAACGCAGGGTCAGTATACTACGATCCTGAGACTACGATACTGGAGGAGGCAGTGTTTCAGGGATGAAGATCGTCATCAGTGACATAGAAACTAATGGGCTAGAGGACAGCACCAAGCTGTGGCTTTGTGGTGGTAAGGATCTTACTACTGGTGAAGTACATAAGTTTGAGAACTGCCACGAAGATCCAGTAGCTAAGGCAGCAGCCATTGCATGGTATGAATCAGCAGACCTAATTGTTGGTCACAACTTCATACAGTTTGATGCACCTATGCTGAACAAACTACTGAAGCCTCGACTCATAGACCCACAGAAAGTCATAGACACATTGGTGATCAGTCGCCTTGTTGACTACGACATTGACACACCCAAGGGTGCTAAGTTTCCTCACAGCCTACAGGCTTGGGGTATACGATTGAACAAACACAAAGGAGACTTTCATGAGTTTGATAAGTTCAGTGATGAAATGGTTGAATACTGGTATGGAGACATCGAGGTTACTCATGATCTTTACAAACATTTCTCTTCTATTATTTGGGATAATGATTGGAAACTTTCTCTAAGGACTGAGCACAACGTACAGATAGAACTGGTACGTACACAGTACTATGGTTTCTACTTCGACAAGAACAAGGCAGAGTTCCTACTCAATTCAGTACAGCAAAAGATGAAGACACTGGAAGAACAATTCCAAGTAGACTTCCCACCTAAGTTGACTGAGATCAATCGCATCAAGTATCGCCTGAAGAAAGATGGTGAAGAGATGGCGACAGTAAAGAATGCCAAGTCCAAGTACGCCATGACAACACGAGAAGGTGAAGACTTAGTTTGCTTTGACTGGATTGATTTCAAACCTGGCTCACCCAAGGATCGCATTGATGCCTTATGGAATGCAGGTTGGAACCCAGTGGACAGAACAAAGACAGCTATCAACTTTGCACGTAAGCAGGTTGGTGATCCCTATGGTAAGTCAGTCGAGGCTATGGATCAGGAGTTCTATGATCAGAAGAAAGAACACCTAGACAGATATGGTTTCACTGTGTCTGAGGATAACCTTAGCACACTGCCTGAGGATGCCCCTGCAGGAGCCAAAGCTCTGGCCCAGTGGCTGACACTAGAAGGTAGGCGTTCCTCACTGGTGGAGTGGATTAACCAAGTCAAAGACGACAACAGAATACATGGTAGGATACAGAGCATTGGTGCATGGACTGGACGCTGTGCACACAAAGATCCTAACACTGCTAACATCTCTTCTCCTTTTCATGGGGATGCAAAGACAGCAGTCGAGGAAGTAAAGAAGCAGTATGACGTACACCTACGTGCTTGCTGGACTGTACCCTCAGGCTCTTGGCTAGTAGGCACAGACGCAGATGGGATTCAGCTACGTGTATTGGCTGACTACCTTTGGCGTATGTTTGGTGAAGACCAGTATGCCCAAGCCATCATGCTTGGTAAGAAGGAAGACGAGACAGACATCCACAACGTGAACAAGAATGCTCTTGATGTTCCCAATGGTACACGAGACATGGCAAAGACATTCATCTATGCTTGGCTGCTAGGTGCAGGTGTAGCAAAGACTGCACAGATACTGAAGGTCAACAAGAAGGAAGCACAGGATGCACGTACTCGTTTCGAGATGAGCATTGGTGGTCTCTACGATCTGAAGAACAGATACATCAAACAGGTTGGAGAGAATGGTTGGTTCAAAGGATATGATGGACGTAGGGTCAAGGTGCCTAGCACACACAAGGCACTAGCAGGTATACTACAGAATGGCGAGGCTTGCCTGATGAAACACACCCTCCTACGTTGGCATGACGTAGCACGTAAGGAAGGGATCAAGTTCAAGATGGTTGGCTTTATTCATGACGAATACCAAGTCGAGGTTATAGGCACAGAAGAAGAAGCAAAACGTCTTGGTCAGATACAGGCAGACGCTATGCTTGCCACTGGTCAAGAACTAGGATTCAAGATACCTACACCAGGATCATATGACGTAGGAAAAAATTGGGCAGAGACCCATTGACATCCTAGCAGGGTAGTATTACATAACAGATATCAAAAAAGGAGGGCGACATGCCAGCTACACAAATCGACATCAAAGGCAAACTAGACTGGGCAAAAGTATTTGAGTCCAATCGTGATCGTGCCGAATGGAATAAAGAAACTGATGGTGAGTATAAGGTTACTGTCACCACAGATAAAGATACTGCACAGGCTTTGAAGAAAGCAGGGTGCATGAAAAAGATTGAGGAAGTTACTGATGGCTACAAAGTCACAGTGTCACGTCCTCATACAGGCGCACAGGACTGGATGGGTGGCGCACCTATCGTTGCTGACGTAACTGGTAAGGCTTGGAACCTACAGGAACAAGGTCTTATTGGTAATGGCAGTGAAGGTATCGTGAAGGTAGAAGTTTATCCTACACGTACTGGACGTACAGGTACACGCTTACTAGGTGTCCAAGTCCTTGAGCATGTGGTCTATGAATCAGAAGGTGGTCCCTCCCAACCACGATCAATGTTCACAGACCATTCGAGTTCTTCTGGATCTTCGTCTTCCACCTCCCAAAAAGAACCAGAGGACTCAATCCCCTTCTAGGTTTCCCTGTTTCCTTTCCCTAGAAGCTCTCCCTCACCCTTCGGGGTGGGGGTACAAACAAAAAGGATAAGACATGCCAAGCATCAACACACTCGTCAAAGATATGGAAGACACAATACTTGGTCTCAAAGGTTGGGATCATTTGATCAGCCTTAAGATGGGTGATCGTGTTGGCAAAGCAGCTACCTCAAGATTCAGAGCACCACAGAAACCAAGAGGTTATCTGTCTTTCTCTTCTATTGGTAGTCCATGCAAAAGAAAACTATGGTATAAGATCAACGAGACTGCTACAGCAAAGCCTCTTGCTCCATCGGATTTGCTGAAGTTCTTTTATGGTGACATGATCGAAGAGTTAGTCTTGGCTATTGTCGAGGCGTCTGGTCACACTGTAACTGGGACGCAGGATCGTATGCGTATCAATGACCTGGCTGGACACAGAGATGCAGTCATTGATGGCATGACAGTGGATGTAAAGTCAGCATCGCCATACTCATTTAAGAAGTTTGCTGAAGGTAACCTCAGAGAGGATGACCCCTTTGGGTACATCAGTCAGCTTAGTTCTTATGTGTACGCAGCCAAGGACGATCCACTGGTAACAAACAAAACTCATGGGGCTTTCCTTGTAGTAGATAAAGTGAACGGTTCAATCTGTCTTGATGTCTATGACTTCACTCCTGAGTTGGAGCAGAAAGAAAAAGAGATAGAGCAGGTCAAGTCTATGGTAGCAGGTGGCATACCTGACAGAGGCTTCGATCCTGTCCCTCAATCTAAGACTAGCCCTAACACAAAGCTGCATCCATCGTGTGGCTTCTGTGAGTTCAACAAGAAGTGCTGGCCTGAAGCCAGAAGGTTTGTCTACAAGACAGGTGATGTCCTACTGGTAGATGTGGTGAAAGCACCCAACGTCCCAGAGGATTTTACTTACAATGAGCAGGAAGTTTAGAGCAGCAGCACTCAAGGCAGGTTATCGTTCAGGCTTTGAAGATGATGTAGCAAAAGAGCTACGATCCAAAGGAATTAAGTTCACCTACGAGAAAGAAAAGATCAAGTGGGTTGACTTAAAAGTAAGAACGTATACACCTGACTTCGTTTTATCTAATGGTATCATCATAGAAACCAAGGGACGATTTGTCTCAACAGATAGACGCAAGCATCGTGAAATCCAGAAGCAGTTTCCTGATCTGGATATTCGTTTTGTATTTCAAAATAGTAGAGCAAAATTATATAAAGGTGCCAAGTCATCCTATGGTGACTGGTGCAAGAAGTACGGTTTTAAGTACGCAGATAAATCAATTCCTGATGATTGGTTGAAAGAATAGATTGACGTAATTAGTTTAGGCTATATAACTTGGAGGTTCCTGTGTTGTTTGAAGTAACAATGCTGATAGAGTTAGACCCTGAGGCAAACTTTATTGCTTCAGATAGTATTAGTAGAAGTCTTGAAGAAATTCTTCAGGACACCATATATGATATTGATGACATTGAAGTTGTCGAGATAGAGGTGAAAGACAAATGATAAGTGGAGATGACTTAGACGAGTTTGGTTACTTTGAAAACTTTGATAGTGACGAAGTAGACTGGGCAGATCTTTACTCAGCCTGGGTAGAGAAGAAGATTATGACTGAAGGTCAGGCAAGACTAGTAGAGAATACACTTGGTCTTGTGGGAGAAGCAGGAGAGGTAGCAGAAAAGATCAAGAAACTTATTCGTGATAGCTCTCGTTTCCAGAATGAAGAGATCATGAAAGAGCTAGGGGATGTAGTGTTCTATGCTACAGCACTAGCCAACATCTATGGTAAGGGATTGCAAGAAGTACTAGAACTAAACATTGCCAAGCTAGATGACAGACAAAGACGTGGAAAACTAAAAGGATCAGGAGACAACAGATGAGCATCCCAAACACAGAACCAGAGTACGGCCCAACAATCAGCATCTCAGAAGAGATTCATGCTATGAAGTATCGTAGTAAAGGTGAGACTTTCAAAGAGGCTATGACTCGTGTTGCTGAAGCACTGAAGGATGATGAGGGTCACTTCAATAACTTTCGTAACATTCTGTACAACCAACGTTTCCTACCAGCAGGACGTGTCCAGTCTGCTATGGGTGCACCAAGACGTGTGACACCATACAACTGCTTCGTGTCTATGACTATTGAGGATAGCATGGATGGTATCATGGAGGCTGCAAGACGTGCAGCAGAGACCATGCGTCTAGGTGGTGGCATTGGCTATGACTTTAGTACACTTCGTCCTCGTGGCACAATGATCAAGTCACTAGACAGTAAGTCATCTGGCCCTCTATCTTTCATGGGTATCTTTGATGCTGTCTGTCGTACCATTGCATCAGCAGGACACAGACGTGGGGCACAGATGGGTGTACTACGTGTTGATCATCCTGACATTGAAGAGTTCATCACAGCTAAGAACAACTCTGACACACTAACACAGTTCAACATCTCTGTAGGTGTGACTGATGAGTTCATGACAGCAGTGAAAGAAGACAAAGACTTTGATCTTAAGTTTGAAGGGCGTGTCTACAAAACAGTAAGTGCTACTGCATTATGGGATCAGATCCTACGTTCTACATGGGACTGGGCAGAACCTGGTATCCTCTTCATTGATCGTATCAATAAGAAGAATAACCTGTGGTACGCAGAGAAGATTGCTGCAACCAACCCATGTGGTGAGCAACCACTGCCACCCAATGGTGCATGTCTACTTGGTTCATTCAACTTGACTAAGTATGTAGTTGAACATGAAGGTAAGTACGTATTCAACATGAACCAATTACGTAACGACATCCCACATGTTGTTCGTGCTATGGATAATGTGGTTGATCGTGCAACGTATCCACTGAAAGAACAGGAGCAAGAAGCCAAGAGTAAAAGACGTATGGGCCTTGGTGTTACTGGGGTAGCAAATGCTATCGAAGCACTGGGGTTTGAGTATGGCAGTGAGAGATTCCTGCAGACCCTCGAAGAAATCATGGGGGTGATTAGGGATGTTGCATACAAAACATCTGTTGAGTTGGCTATGGAGAAAGGTCCATTTCCTCTCTTTACTCAGGCTTATCTGGAGAGTGACTTTGCTAAGTCTCTTCCTGATGATATCCGTAATCTCATTAGTGAGTGTGGTATCCGTAACAGTCATCTTCTTTCGGTTGCTCCAACAGGAACTATCAGCTTGTCAGCCGACAACGTATCCTCTGGAATCGAGCCTGTCTTCTCACATTACTACGACAGAACTATCCAAACCTTCGATGGACCCAAGGTTGAACGAGTAGAAGACTACGGCTATCGTGTCTTTGGTGTGAAGGGTAAGACTGCAGACGAACTGTCTGTGTTTGATCACGTCAAAGTGTTGAACGTTGCTTCTCGTTTTGTTGACTCAGCTTGCTCCAAGACCTGTAACACAGGCGAGGAAGTAACCTGGGAAGAGTTCAAGCAGGTGTACATGGATGCCTACGATGGTGGTGCCTCTGGTTGTACAACCTTTAGGGCAGCAGGTAAACGTTATGGTATCCTGAATGCTTCTACCTCTGAGGATGTAGTTGAAGAGCCAGAAGTAGAAGAGACACAGGACTACGTGGATGAAGGTGGTGCTTGCTACTTTGATCCAGCAACTGGTCTACGTCAGTGTGAATAGACAACGTAGAAAGAAACTGGGCACTGTCCCTTCACCCTGCATAAAGGTCTGTCGTATTGAAGATGGCTTTTGTGTGGGGTGTAAAAGAACACTTGACGAAATACGTGACTGGATGATACTGTCCGATTACGAGCAGAAGAAACTGCTTCACGAACTAATGTGGAGGAAAGACAATGGCTAAGGTTCAGATCGTTGGTGCATCAGCTAACTCTCACCAAGCCCTAAAGAAAAAGACTTCTCAGTCTAAGAGAATAGGTTCTATTAAGTATGGTTCCATGAACAAACATAAACGTAGGGCCACTAAACCATATAGGGGTCAAGGCAAATGAAAGTTCATGTACGTAAGTTTAGAAAAGATGTTTATGATGAAGTTAATGAACCATCTAAACAAGCTTTGATCAAACTACTTGAGAGGGATGGACATACGGTTCTATCTGATAAAGAAGATTACAACGCTGATGTAGTTACCACTAAGGACGGTCAGACGTACTACCATGAGGTTGAGCGTAAAGCACAGTGGGGTAAGGACTGGTTAAGTAAAAGAAACTATAATCTCACTCCTGAGAGTGGTTGGCCCACAGCATGGGAAGAACTAAGGATTCCTGGTAGAAAGAGAAGACTTGTACAGAAGTACAAAGACAACATAGATAATCTTTTCTTCTATGTTTTTAATTGTGAGTACGACAAGGCATGGAAAGTTAAAGGCAGTCAGATGACTGACGACTGCATTCGTAGACCAGACTTTGCTAGAGTCCACAAAGATGAAACATTCTACCACATCCCTTACACTGAAGCGGAGTTAGTTACTCTATGACGTACTGCCCTGACTGTGATAACTTACTAGATGATAATGGTGTGTGTGCAGAGTGTGAAGATATGTTTGATCCAGTACAGAGACCAAGCCACTACGGTCAAGGTGAGATAGAATGTATTGACTACATCAAAGACTTCCTGACCAGAGAAGAATACATTGGTTACCTCAGAGGTAACATTGCAAAGTACATGCACAGATGGCGTTACAAGAATGGTGCCCAAGATCTGGAGAAGGCTGAGTGGTATCTCAAACAACTAATAGAGGTAGCATGACAGAACAAAAGAGACCAAGAGGTAGACCACCAAAAAAGAAAACCCTTGAGCAAGAAGCCCAAGAGTTCATTAAATCAGAGATTCCTAGTGGTGAAATACCTGCTAGGGATTACTTCGCAGGAGCAGCCTTGTCAGGGTTACTTGCCTCTGGGAAGTATATGCGATCAGACGAGATCGTTAGTCAAGCATTCTGTTATTCCTGTCTGATGCTTGATCATAAAAAACAAAAAGATAAATCGTCTTAAACTAAACCCCCAGTTAATCCCTGGGGGTTTTCTTTTAGTTTAATGGTGCAATGTTTGGCACAGTAACTAAGAGTTTCATTCGTCTTTCTATTTCATCTTGAACTGTTTCAGAACCTGCTAGGTATTCTTCTGCTGATGAACCATTAATCATCTGTGCAGCAGTGTCCAAGTTTCTTCTACCACCTTTACTTCTTGAATAGACTGTGTAGTTATTTCTGATGAAGCCTCTAGCTTTGATTGGGTTCTCAGCTACAAAGGAGTCAAACATACCCTCTACCTGTTCTTTTTCTTTAGATATTTTATTTGTAATCCATCCTTCTAGGATTGCTTTTTTATCTGCGTTGTCAATAGAAGGATCTTCAGAGATCTCGTTGTAGGTCATCTCTCCATAACGTCCAGGCTGACCATTTTTACCTACAGTTGCAGGTGCATTCTTTTTCCAGTCCTCAAAGTCTTTGTACATTGTCTTTGCTAGTCTGTGTCTAAGAACTAGATCAACGTTAGCTGTTTTAGCTGTAGTGTTTGTGTATAGTTGGTAGTTCTTTAGATTGTATTTAGACATCTCTCTTTGAAGGGCAGTCGTTGGTGGCTCACCTGTGATACCAGTGATCTGTTTTAGGCCAGGATCAATCTTACCTCTAGCCACTGGGTTATCGAAGTCGTAGTAAGACAAGTCTGTCTCACCATTGAATGACTGGGTGTACTGCAGGAACAACATATCAGGAGCAAAGCGTAGTGCTCTGTTCTTCATCTCCTCAGATGGTTCTCCTGCACCAAGTAGGCTTACGTCAGTACCTTCAGCAAGATCCCTTGTGTATGGTGCACCTGCCTGATCATAAGACATCTGTCCAATAACATCCCTGGCGATAGCACCAGGCATTGTATAAGTTGCAAGGAAATCCCCAAACTGTCTTCTTGCCTGTTCTACTGCAGCATCGTTACCTTCAGTAAGCATTGCTAGAATAGGTCCAGTTGCAAGGCCAAGATCAAATGAGAACTCAGGGATACCACCCAAGACATCTGCCATATCTCTTTTGAATTGTTCTGCATTATCAATAGACATAGGCAAGTTGTTGTCGGATCTCCACTTCTGGTCACCTATGTACATGTGTAGCATGGTAGCACCTAGTAGAGGTTTGAGGTCAGCATCATCACCAATCTCTTGAATAAGAGTGTTCTTTACAGAACCGTAGTCTACTTCACCTTGACGTTGATTAGCTAGTTCGTAACCACCCCACAACATCATGGCACCAGTGGCTTGTCGAGCATACCTTGTTGCTGCATCCTCTGGACCTTGTGTGATCTTAGCCTGATGTAATGCCTCACCAAAGAGAGGAGCATACTCTGACATCTTTTGGATGTGATTACCCAAATATCTTGGGAATGGTACACCTGCAAAGGTAGATACAAGAAAAGGAACTTTTCTATTTAGTCTAACCAAAGATCTGGTTGTGGTTCCTACCAAAGAATCAGCATCTCTGAATGTATCCTGCATGGTCATAGAGTTAGCTTCTTTTGTAGCTGCATCTATTGAGATACCATCAGGTAAGTTATCTAGTTTTGTGTTTGATCTTAACCAGTCTGTCATAGACAAACCTTGATCTCTAAACTGTCTGTCCAGTGCACCGTAGAAGATGGCTTCCTTCAGTGCTGTGTCTGTCAAGGTATTAGCAAAGTTAGCAGCACGTCCTGCCTTAGCAAGGATACTGTTACTTTCCATACCAATCTCAAGCCTCATAGCTTCAGAGTACAAACGTCTGGATTCCTCTGGCATTTCATCCAACATGATCTGTCTGAGTAGTTGTGCCTCAGTCTTATTCATGGTCATGCCTCTGAGGATAGCAGAGGTGTTAGGTATGATGTTCTTAATACCAGTTGTATCACCTTTCATACCTTGAAATATAGCCTTGAATACTTGGTCAGACATATCAGCACCCATAAGGATGCCAGTACTCATGACGTTCCTTGCTGTAGTAGCAGGTTGTGATGTCATGAGAGAAACACGAAGGGTGTCTAGATCCTGGAAGAAACCATAGATAGCCCCTGTTGTTTCATTTCTAGTAGCAGCAGCAGCTATCTCTTTGGCATCTACACCACTGATAGATGATGCCCCCTTAGCAAAGAGAACATCAATAGGTGTAGCAGTTCTTCTAATCTCTCCACCTCTCTTGATAGCACTCTGGAAACCAAGAGTTTGACCAGCACGAGAAACCTCTGCCATGTAGATCAAAGAGAACTCTTCTTTAGTTAGTCCATACTTATCTTTTACAGTGTTAAGAATATTAAATACTCTTTCTGATCCTTCCCCCTGCATAGCATTAGCTATAGCCTCAGTGATACGAATCTCTCCACCTTGTGTGTCGAGTTTAAATTCGTTCATCAAGTCTACAGACGCAGCAGCAATACCTCTCAGGGTATGGGCAGACAGTCCTGAACTAAATTCAGGGTTAGCCTTTGGGTCTGTCATAGATGCAAGGATTGCCTGACCTTTACTTACACGTTCTGGGTCTAGTCTACCTTTTAACTTAGCACCTTTTACTCCTGCACGAGCAGATAGGATATCGTCTAGGTCAGCAATGATAGTCTGAGCAGCTTTCTTCTGGGCAGGTGAAGCACCTGAGATAGTACCTAAAGATCTTTGTGCAGCTTTCTCTGCCTCTTCAGCAAAGACCTTTCCTCTTTCCTTGAGGATGTCATCTATCTTGTTTTGTCTACCTCTCCCAAGGACACCTGACAAATAACCACCTGCACCACCTACAGTAGCATCAGTGATACCACCAATTAGAGAATCGTAGATAAAGTCTCTGGAGGTATACTCAAAGCCTTCAACGACTTCATCTCTGGTTTCCCCTTGTGCCCCTGCCTGGACACCACTAACAGTAACACCAGTACCAAAACCAATGCCAGCTTCTTTAACTGCTTGCCTAGCTGCTGATCTTTTTACACCAGTCTTCACTACGTTCTTTTGTGTAGCTTCTTTTAACCCTGCTCTGACAGCAAGCTGTGTTGCTTTAGCTCCTGCCTTTGCACCCAACTTAGTAAGACCAAAACTACCAAGACCTAGATAAGTAGAGGGAGCAGTAATGACAGCCTCAGAGAAGTCACCAATAGCATCACCCCAGGTACTACCTACCTGTTCAGTATTATCCCATGCCTGGATCAAACGACCAAAGGCATCCTTACCCTTCTGACTAAAGTCCTTGTTCTTTACGTAGTTCAAGTCCTTCACTGCTGTGACTTCGTTCCAAGACTGTGCTCTCATGTGTTCGACAAACTCTTTTGTCAAACCCTCAAAGCCAATCTCTCTCATTTGATCCTTGGTGTACTTATACCTTCCACCAGAGAAGAAACGTACCAGATCCCTTTTGAAATCGTCATCCTCAACAAGATCAACGAAGTTATTATCTGGTGCCTTGTCGATGTAACCTGCCATTAATCTTCACCTTCCTCTTCAATGAGGTCTTCTGTTGCAGATGTATTTGGATCTGCAGGTAAAGGTCTTTCTATTGTCTGAGGATTATACTCAAACGTTGGATAGTTAGTAGCAATATCTCTAAGGTTAGTCATGCCTGTTAGGAAATTAACCTTATCAAAAATCTCAGAATAAACATCACTCTCATCTTTTTGAATTAGTGGGTCACTGATCTGTACCTTGAAGTACTCCACAGCATTCTGAATAATTTCACCTGCTGCATCAGGGTTCTCCCACTTAATATTACCAGTGTCTGCATTATAAGAACCACCAAGCTGACCAATGAGAGAACGTTCAATTTGTTTTTGAACCTTTGCCTCTTTGTCAGTGTCAAAAGAAGTAAGAGACATTGGGTTTACTTTAAACCTGTTAATGTCTGGGGATGCTGCACCAGGGCCAGTAGCTGCACTCAACAGTGGAGTAAGTGCAGTCTCAAAGTCTTCTTCAGTGTTGGCATAGATAGCTTCAATAAGTTTGTCAGACGTTGGATTTTCTGCGTATCCCATATCTAAAGCATAAGCCATAGCAGAGGCAATCTTCTCTGGTTTAAGGTTAGCAACTACAGCCTCACTAAGTCTTTCCATACCAGAACTACTGATAGTTTTATCAGGATCTTCCTGTAGTTTCGTAAGTCTAACCAACAAAGTATCAAGATCACCAGATGATTCTAGAACTGCAGCAGCTTCCTCTGTCAATCCAAAACCAACACCTGCGTTAACTCTTGCTGCTCTCTTCTGAGCCTTTTCTTTTCTAGCTTCAATACGAGACATCAACTCAGGTAGGATCTGAGCCTTACGCTTTTCTAGTAGAGACATCATAAATTCGTCAGCCCTAGTAGCTGCGTCTTCCTGGCGATTAATCTCTGCTACAACACCTGCTAAAAAACCCATAGTTACATCCTCGCCATAAGACCTTTAGGTTCTGCCTTAGGCTCACCAAGATCCATTTCCATTTGTTGTTTAGGCTCTTCTACTGGAGCCTCTCTCATTGCAGGTCTCTCAGGAGATCTACCCTCAGATTTAGCAAGAGCACTCCTGACCATAGACATTTCTTTTTCGTCTTCTTCTTGCTCGTCTTTCTCGAACCCAGACTTGTACTCAATACCTACTTCATCAGCTACATCAGCAATGAACTCATGGACAGTAGGGGCAATGATTAGACTTACATCAATGCTGTGGATACCTTCAGCTACTGCACTTCTCAGTAGACCTTCAGTAAGACTACGAACATCTACACCTTTATCTAGCAGCATCATAGCTGTGTCTAGTCTTTCTACATCATTAAGACGTGTAAGGTGTAGGCGTAGTGCATCCTCTGGATCAGTGATCTCTGGTGGTCTTTCGTATGGTCTGCTCTTAGGTTCAGCAGTAAGTGACTGCCCAGGGATAGGAGCATTGAATAACTTAGGGCTTGGTCTACCTACTGGTTTCTTTAGCTTAGGTTTAGCCTTAGGCTTTGGCCTCGTGTCACCCTTGACTGGTTGCTTAAATACTTGAGCAGCCTGTGCATTCATTGGTTGTTTCTGTGGTGCTAACATTTTTACCTACCCATAATATCCTTTGAGACTACCAAGTGTAATTGGTCCATCCCCTTCTGATCTCCATCCAGGATTTGCTTTCCATTCTTTCGAGTTCTTAGCATAGATAACAGTGCTACTTGGTTTACCCTTTAAGTTTTTAGCTTTACCAGGAGCAGCTTGCATTACAGCTAGTGGAACACTACCATCGTAACCCCAACGCTCCAAGTACTTTCTATACTCAGCTACCTGTTCAGATGGCTTAAGTGTTGTCAAAGTTTCGTAGTCAATTCCTGCCTCTTCAGCAGGGGTTTTACCTATTTGGAATAGACCTTTGTAGCCTAGTTTGTTTGTAGTAGTCCAAGACCAGTCCTTGTTTTCACCATTAATAACAGAATAAATTTCTCTTGTTGTAATGTTAAAGTCTTCAGCTAGTCTCTTAACTGAATCCTTAAACTCAGGATCATTAGCATCTCTTTGAACTTTAGTTGCTAGTTCTTCAAAACTTAGTAGACCACTATCACCAGGAAGTCTTGGTTTAATTTCTGGTTCACTTGGCCTAGATGCTACAGCATCCTCACCGTAGTTGTCTTCCATATCAGAGTAATCATCTGCAGGTTTCTTAGATTTAGAAACTGCATCTGCCATACTAGACCTGTATTCATTCATAGCAGTTCTGTAAGAACCTACAGCCTCACCACCACTAACCTGTGGTGCTGTTTTCTTGATAAGACTTGTGTCTATTTCACCAAGTGCTCTCTGCGCTTGTTTCTTTCCAGAGTCTACAGAGTGCTTAGATCTTTTACCTGCTACTCTTTCAGATGCTTTAGGTGCACTCTGTACTGGCTGATTTAAATTATACATTTTACGTCCTTAATCAAAGATAGACTTAAAGTCAGAGGAGAAGAATACTTTGGTTAGAAGAGTACCTAATGCCTGATCTTCCTGTGAGTCAAGCTGCTGTTTAATAGAAGACAACTGCTTATCACCTAGAAGAATACTTAGTGCACGATCAGCTTCATTCTCTGACTGTGTAAATGAGTAGTCCATCAGGTCACGTTCCCTCTGCCAGATCTCATCTAGTGTTTTAAGAGTAAGAGCATTCACAGTTTGTGTGTATTCCATATTAGACTCGTTAGCTGCAGCAGTATTAATAGTTGCCAGGTTCTGTCTCCACTGAGCATTTGCCTGGGCAACTACAAGATAGTTCTGAGCATTAAACATCTCTCTTTGGTTCTGCATACTAGCATTAAACTCAAGGAGGGAGTTGACCTCATCAGCATTGAACTGCTTCATAGCATTCATCTGTGCTGCATTGAACTGATTGACTGAGGCTGAAAGGTTAGAGAAGAACTGGTTAGTCTGGTTCTCTGATGTAGCATTAAACTGAGCAGCAGCATTGGCAGCAGCCTGATCAGAAAGGATACTATTGATCAATGACTGCTGTTTAAACATAGCTGTCTGCTGTTCATTGGCTAGGTTAGCCATGTCTACTTGCAAGAAGTTCTGAGCATTCTGAACTGCAGCCTGTTGTCTGTTGTTCAGGTTCTGAGTATCTAGTTGAGATAGAGCAGCAGCTTCTGCCATGACTAGTGCTTGCTCGTTGCTTAGGTTCTGCAAGGCCATAGTGTTTGCAGCCTTAGAGTTTTCAAGAGCAATCTGCTGTTCAGCAGTGAAGTTCATGTTAGCAATCTCAGAGACTTTGGCAGCATTCATAACCTTAGCTTGGAATGCTTGATCAAACTCCATACCCAAGAACTTAGATCTTTGCTCTGCTTTGAATAGGGCAACCTGTTGTTTGTTGCTTGCATCAATCTGAGCAATAGGTAGAGCAGCTTCCATAGCAGCCTGAATGACTGCTTGTCCTGCCATACTTGAAGCACCTAAACCTCTGGCAGCAAGCATCTGTGAAGCAGCCCTCATAGATCCTGCAGCCCAAGCAGGTGTGTCACCACCCTCGAACTGAGACATCAAGTTAGCTAGTTCACCCTGTACAGATGCAGCCTGTACTTCACCAGTACCGAATGCTTCTCCTACTTTTGCTTGGTCTACACCAGTGCCAGTGATCATCTCACCAGTCTGTTCTGTACGAGTAGGTTGGCCTGTAACATCTACAGAAGAACCTGTAGCAGCATCAAGACCAGAGACAGAACTCGTCTTCTGCTCTTCTGCTGTAATAGTTTGTGTAGGGCCACCTGTCATGGTGGCAGGTGTCATACCTTCTGTAGCTTTCTGTACGTCAGTATAACCTTGGTTAGCTGTGTAGGTTGCAGCACCCTGTCCAGTAGGAACATCAGCAGTAGTAACAGATCCAATCTGTGCTACCTGATCATCTTGTACCATAGGTGCTGTAGCAAGAGTCTGACCTGCAGTAGATTCAATAACAGAACCGTAGGTATTAGGATCAATGTAGGCTGTAGGAGCAGCAGCCACAGCACCACCAGGGGCTACAGTTGACTGTGCAACTAAGTCTCTCTGTGCTTGTGCTAGACCTTCTGCAGTTACATCCATCTGTCCTGTTGGCATATCTGCATTAATGCCACCAGTTTCTGGTGGTTGATCAGCTTGATCTGCAGCTTGCTGTTGAGCTTGCATATTCTGTAGTGTAGCAGGGTCAGAAAGGTAAGACTGATAAGCACCAAACATTGTATCTTGATCATACCCTGGTAGGTTCATATCATACCCTTGCTGCTGCAGGTATGTATTGTAGTCGGGGAGACCAAGGTTAGACGTACCCATATCAAGGGCAGCTTTTGCTTCCATTGCACTGCTGTATGGCTGAGACTGACCGCCATTATTGGGGTACTCAATTACGTACTTATCACCAACTTGTTTAACTGTACCACCAGGTTTAAAGTTCATTGCAGGGTTTACTGTTAAACCAGATTCATTAAAACCTTGGATCACACCACCTTGGTTCTGACCTTGCGCTGTAGCAGTACCCAGTGTCTGAGCTTCAGCTCCAAAGCCTTGTACTCTATAATAACCAGGAGGAATAGGTTGACTAGGTACACCATTGATATGTTGGACATACATAGACATACCAAACCTGTTACGGTACAACACATTCTCAAACGCAGGAGCAGTACCTGCAGCTTGTTGTTCTTCTAGTGTTTGTGGTTGATATAGTTTAGCTTGTTCAGAAGCTCTGTTTTCAAACTGTGTTTGCTGTAAACCTAGTCCTGCTTCGTAGGTAGGAATATCTACTTCAGTAAGACCAGTTTGACCTTCACCATACACTGGAGTTACTGCACCAATGTTAGGTGTGCTTACAAAGTTAGGGCCAGTATAAGGTGTACCAGAACCTACACCACCAGTACCACCAGTTCCAACTCCACCTACACCACCTACATTCACAGTACCTGTGGCCCCAGATCCTCCACCAGTTCCAGCAGTTCTCTTCTCTTCAGCTTTCTTTTTAATTAGATCCCACTCAAGAATATCAAGAATATTCTCTTGAGTTTTCCAGTTAGGATTATCAGCACCATAGATACCTTTTAATCTATCAAGTTCATCTCTTGCTTCTTGAGCATTTGTGGCACCTGTCATACCTAGGCTACTTTGGTCACCACCTAGGATACCTCTTCCAGATCCCCACAAACCATACGTTTGATCTGCAGAAAGACCTCTTTTTTTCATCTCTTGTTCAAGATACCAGTTAGCATTACTAGCTGAAACAGAGACTTCTGCTGGATCTAAACCTGCATCAATTAGATCTTGATCTGTAGGTTTTTGATTAAGGCGGTCTAGTACTATCTGTGCACCTAGGTCTTGTGGTCCAGAATTACTTCCAAAGAATGTCTCTTGTGCCCCTGGATTATACCCTAACTCTTTTAGTATCTTATCTTTCTTATAATGAGCACTGGTATCATTTGGGTCAAGACCAAGACTTTCATAGACAGCATTCATATCAGAGGTTTTAACGCCACCATTTTGTGCTAAGAAGGTAATCTCAGCAGCTTTCTTAAGTACGTTTGCATCAATACTGGAAACATCTACAGTAGCATCATCAGTGCCTACTGGCATAAGCTGCTGTGATCCATCACTATCTGTAAAAGAAATTGTACCATCAGAGTTTATAGTGTGCTTGTCACTATTCATAATTGCTGCTTGAGAAGCAGAATCAAGATCATTTATATTTTGGGCACCATACGTAAGAACACCCTCTGTTTTTAAGTATTTAGTTCCAGACCCAGAAGGAGTACTACTACTAGCAGTACTTGCTGCAGCACTAGAAGGGGTTGTGCCACGAGGCATAGTTTCTTCAAGAGGAACTACAGTATCTTCAACTGGTACTAATTTAGAAGTAATACCACTTCCTTCTTCTCCTGCTACTTTAGTGTACTTTTGCCCATTAACCGTTACAGAATCGCCAATGTTAGTACCTATAGAAGCATCCTTTAGGTTATCAAATTTAATTGTTGTCATGCCTTAGTACCCTATACTGCTAAAGTCTGCCTAAGCTTTGTTGTATCTGCTTTAGTAAACTCTTGGTAATTACCTTTTAAATTTTCTGGGAAATCAATAAACTCTATACTTGCACCAGTCTTGTCTGAGACCTCTAGGGCTACATCGTAAAAGCTACGAGGATTGCCTGTGCCAAAATTCCATATACCTGACTCGTCCACATCAAAGAATCTTTGCTGATCCATTACGACTTTACCTACATGTATAAAGTCTCTTAAATACTTAGGGGAACCCTTGAAGATCTTTATCTTCCCAGTCTTCTTAGCCTGTTCCATAAACTTGGCGAAGGGGCTTGCTTGGTTTCCTTTATGTTCCTCGTGGGGACCATGTACGTTGAAGTATCTAAATATTTGAGTAGTGATATCAGCATTTCTAAACTCTATATACTTTTCAAACAGTGCCTTACTACGAGCATAGTGGTTCTGAGGATCAACAGGAGATGTCTCCTTGAAGTCTGACTTTAGTCCATAGACTGAAGCACTAGAAGCAAACTGAAACTTAACATTGTTTTTAATACACTCTTCGTACAACTTAATACTGAACTCTACGTTCTGTCTGTAGATCTTAGATATATTTGTTTCAGTTGTAGAGCTAATAGCACCTAAGTGTATTACCCAGTCCAGTCCCTCTACACCAGGAAAGGACATGCCCCACTCATTCTTTACCACTTCGTGGTGAGGTGAGAGGGCATTGACCATATTCTGACCAATGAAGCCATTACTCCCAGTGACTAGTATCTTCATGCCTGACTGTCACCTTTTGCTACTCTGTAATTATCTTCTACAGAATCAGGAGTAGAGACCTCTAGGATTGTTCCCTCTTCTAAGCAAATGATTTGATGAGGTACAAGAGTCGGGTTCGTCCAGGCATCGCCCTCACCCAAGGACTCAACGTGTGTGGTGGCGTCTTCTGTGTCGATCCAAAGAACCTCAAACTTGCCAGATAGAACGTACCAACTTTCCTTCTTATCTTTGTGGAAGTGCATAGAGAATTTAGCACCAGTATTAAAAGATAAAAACTTACTACAATACTCGTCATTTGTTACCCATATAAGTTCAGAACCCCAGCCCTTCTTAACGAAGCCTTCAAGTCGCATGTTGTGTTACCTCTGCTAGTGTAGGAGCATATACTCCTCTGTGTTGGACAGTTATGGCTGCTGCATCCATTGCAAACTTTATAGCCTTGTCTATATCATAAGTATCTAGATAGTTGAATACAAGACCTGCAAGGAATGTATCTCCTGCACCACACACATCATGAGTTTCTACACTAGGGGGTAGGTAAGTTCTGTTCTTATACTCGACTTTCTTTGAGCCGTATGTGACGATCAGATCGTCTGTTAGTGTTTCTGCTGCCTCCAGTTCATACTGGTTTATCTTTACGAAGCAGCCATCAAACTGAGCTAAGTTGGTCTTCTTAGTATCTACAAAGATAGGGCCGTTATACTTAGCTCTGAAATCTTTTATGTCACCTTCGGCTACAAACCCTTTGTTGTAGTCTGAGATAACAACAGCATCATACATACTTACGTCTTCGTCTGCTGTATCTATGTGCTCAGTCTTAATCTTTTCATCTACTCTGATCAGTTGCTGACCAGTCTTATCTTCAATGTACCTGTGCTTACGCTCTCTGTACTCTGTTATGATGTCTACCCTAGTCCCTAGGTTCACTAAGTTGTTGTAGACGTTATAGGCCATGCCTCTTTTGATTACAGAAGATACAAGATCAAAGACAGGGACAGGAGCCTCTGGGCTTATTCTTGATACAGTGCCTGTGTGATATTCATCATAGCAACTGTCGCCTAGTAATAAAATCTTCGATTGTTTTTGTGGTAGACTGCCCATTGGTTCTCTCGTAGAATACTATTTCTTTGCAGTACTCCTCCCCAAGTATTGTCTTCCCTTTCCAATCAGATCCTTTTACCATTACATCAGGCTGATAAGCTTTTATAATACCTACCAAGTCCTCGTCTGTATCAAATACTCTGACACTATTGACAGGCTTCAACATAGACATTATATGTTTACGTATTGACAAAGTATTGAAAGGTCTCCCAGTACCCTTGTTATACTCAATACGACTGTCTGTGTCAATAGCTACTAACAAATGACCACCTAACATCCCTGCAAAATCAAGGAGATCTAGGTGCCCAGAGTGCAGTACATCAAATGCACCATTAACAAAAACTTTCTTCATGAGGTAAAGATCCTAATATGTCCAGATTTAAACATATTATTTCACAAGAACCAAGTCAACAACCTCAACAAGAGTTACCGCCAGATTGGCCTACAGTCTTCCCTAAGTCTATTGTAGGTCTAGATCGTGATGGTGTTATCAACGTAGACAAAGGACACTACATTACAGATCCTGAAGACTTTGAGGTGTACCCTGAGTCCTTAGCAGCTATCCACAAGTTACGTATCAAAGGATACAAAGTGGTAATATTAACTAACCAGGGTGGTATTACCAAGGGACTACAAACACATGAGCAGGTAGAAGCTGTACACCAACGTATGTTTGAAATGTTTGGACAAGCAGGTATCTACACTATTGATGGTCTCTTCTACTCTGAGTCTTCATTAAAAGAAGACATGTATGCCAAACCTAATCTAGGTATGTTTCACAGAGCAGAGAAAGAAATCTTTGGTGGAAAGACTAGGTTCAAAGACAAAGGTTTCTATGTGGGCGATAAGATGTCTGACCTTAAAGCTGCTGAGAGAATTGGTGCCACCCCAATCTTAGTAAGAACTGGTCATGGGGTGGACACTGAAGGAGAGCTAAAGAAGTTCTCAAAAGAGAAGTTAAGAAAGAAGACTAAGGTTTTCGATAACCTCCTCCAATTTGTGGATAGGCTACCTTAGGCAGCCTTTTCCTCTACTTCTTCAACTACTGAGTCATTGTAAGGATACTTCACCAACAGACCTTGTTCTGGTAGGTACAAGTAATTTATGTCTGAGTTCTTAATAGTTCTCATTGCATCGTCTAGTGTTTCTACCAGTGGCTCACCTGCTAAGTTAAAGCTGGTGTTGAACAAAATAGGTACACCAGTAATCTTACGGAACTCATCAATCAAAGTGTGATACGTTCCATTCTGCTCTTTAGTCACAGTCTGAATACGGCAAGTACCGTCTACGTGTGTGATAGCTGGGCACTCTCCATGCTTCTCTAACTTGAAGTCCATTGCATACATCATGAATGGTGACTCTTCCATACCGTAGGTATCAAACCATTCCTCAAAGTGTTCCTGCATCATAGAACCTGCAAAGGGTCTAAACCACTCACGTCCTTTGACCTTGTTCACAGTGTCCTTGCCATCAGGGTCTGTGGGATCGTACAGGATAGAACGATTCCCTAGTGCACGAGGTCCAGCCTCAGAACGTCCTTGGTACAAAGCTACAATATTCTTCTCAGAGATAAGCTTTGCTACATCAGCAGGTTTTACTTCCTCAGTTTCAATGTCGCCAAAGTCATAAGACTCTTCACGTTCAGGACCAAGATACAAAGTGTCTAGTGGACGAATAGTTTTGTCTTTTGTTTCTGTGTAGTGCACTAGCTGTGCTAGACCGATTGCTGTACCACCATCATGAGAGATAGGATCAACATAAATGTTAAGGTCAGGGAAACGTTTCTTGTAGTAGTAGTTTGCTACGCAGTTAAGACCATAACCACCTGCAATGACGATGTTCTTTTTACCAGTCATTGATACAGCTTTTTCAATCAAGTCACCTACAAGAGTTTGTGTTTCGTCTTGTACTGCCCAAGCTAAATTCTTAGCTGCATCTGTAACTTTACTAGGATCGTTATGCCAAGCACGAGGATCTTCAGTCAAGGTTAAGTAGGGGTGGCGAGTATGATCAATATGAGCACCAGCAGGATAGTTAGGGACAAAAACATTCTTGTTACCTCTACCATTAAAGAACAGGCTGGGGATCATCTCATCATACGTACCGTATGGTGCAAGACCCATTGTCTTACCTGCTTCAATAAAACCAAAGCCTAGGTATTCTGATACAGCTTCGTATCCTTTAACAAGTGTGATGGCATTGTCCATTTCAATGTTTTCAGAAGTAATTCTTTGGGTATCATAGTTACCACCAAAGGCTTGGAATACAGGTTTAATACCTTCTTCGTAGTCACAGTTAAAGATAGTCTCTGTCTCAAACCCTGGGTTCTTTTGACCCTCTTCATTTATTTGGACCTCTTGACGTGTACCAGATCCGTCTACAATAACAGCAGCAGCATCTTCAAAACCTGAGTTGTAGAAAGCTGCAGAAGCATGTCCAAGGTGGTGGATATGTCCTAAGTTGATTACTTGTACGTTTGGATAAAACTTACGAACAAGACCAGAATAAGGATCTTCACCAGTCCAAGGTAGTTGTGGGAACTGTGAATGTGTTCCACCTAAAACAATGACATCAATCCCATAGTGAATTGCTTCAAGGATACCTTTGTATGGGTTGCCATCATATTTACTACGAGACAGACGTTCTTCTTCAATGTAGAACTTAATCTCACCATCTACTAACAAAGCAGCAGAACCATTATGACCTGGGTTAATTGCTAGGATATTCATTTTACTTCACCTTCTTTTCGATATCTTTTACGATGTCAGCATAAATACTGTTTATCTCTTCGTCTGTAAACTCAACAGTTACTTCATTAACTCTATCTGCTAAGTGTGACTCAAGACCTGAAATACGTATAGGTGAGTAAACTTTAGGAACAGCCCTTTCAATTATATTAAAGTAATTTGGGTATGTAGTATTTATAGGGAAAGTAGATCCTATAATTACTGAACCAGGTTTATTAAGTGCCCTTGCCATATGCTGACCTACAGAATCACAACCTACAAAGTAATCTGCTGCATCAATAAAGGATGACCACATACGAAGGTCTGCTTCAGGCTTCATGGTGTATGTGTCTTCAGGCATCCAGAAGTTTTTTTCAGCAAACAAAACCAGATTGTATTTCGTTGCTAGTTTCTTTACTAGTTTAAGATACGTATCTGGATTAATAGAACGAGAAGATTGATCTAGTAAAACACCTTCCTGTGGTTTCTCAATGGATCTACCAAAAGGTTGTATGACAATAGTCTTTTGCTTTTGTTGTTGCTGTCTTACTTGCTGCATAAAGTTAGCAGCATTCAATTCCTCTTGTCTATTTGTTTTAAGGACAGGAGCACCAAGATCAGAGTGGTCATCAGTCTCATTGATCAAGTAATCAAAAGCTTCAGCAAGAGACTTCTCTTGTTTATAGTAGCCTGGAACTCTGTATGGTTCTGGAGAGATTACTCTGTCAGCATCCATAAAGAATTGATCCATTGATCCCTTTTGGTCTGGGTTAAATACTTTATCATGTAGCTCAGGGATACCCCAGTACAAAGAGTCCCAACCCATGACCATAACTCTAAAGTCTTTATCTTTTTTAGAGTACTTGATAAGAGCAGGAATAGCTGCTATAGCTCTACCTGCACCACCATCAATCATAAAAACAGTTTTCATAGTCTTCTTCTTTTATTATTATCTTTACAGGGCCATTATAGCCCTGGTGAATTTTATCATAAAATTACTTCTTTAACAAGAACAAATAATTCCTTCATTATACAACCTTAAAGCACCTTCGTAGTAGCCTTCTCCAGCATTTAACTTGTGAGGAGCTTTAGCATTAAGGGCAGAAGGTGAATTGTATGAAGGTGCTGAAAAATTATTATTAATTCTCAAGTAACATGCATATCTTTTTGTTGCATCTCTATGTAAATGGCAAGGTTTGATACAGCAGAATATCATGTTAGAATGACATGCAATACCTTGTCTGTAAGGATTACAACATGTTAATCTGTAATGACAACGAACACATTCATGATCATAGAATTGATATAGCTGAGTACACAGACCAGTACCACTAAAAAGACCTCCACAAAGACAAGTACAATGGTACATACCTATGGTTTGATTCATCATGTATGTTCTGGTTATATTGAACATACAGCAGCATTGCATGGTAGCCCCACCTGAAATAGCATGTGGGCAGAAACAACCTCCATAACACAATCTACAGAATCCTGGGAAGAACATATAGTTTGAATCACCAAAACCAAATGTACAAGCATTAAACTGCATTCTGCAAGCTGCACTTGCTGAGAATGGGTGATAGGCTAAAGATCCTAACCATCTTATATTCCAAAAGTTCTTCATGATTTCGGATGTATTCCAACCAATACATTCTAGAGGAACATTGAATGGTGCTTTCATTCTTCCTGTTTCTGGGATAACTTGCATAATACAGCCATTACATCCACCATATAGAGAAGCACAAGCACCTGTACACAGACACCCAAAGTACTTACTACTACCTATACAGCAGCATTTTGCTGGCATAATACCACAGTGATTAAAGCAACAAACCCCACCCATAATGAACTGGACGCCACCTACGTCACTTGAATGATCCGACCCATATGTTGTAAAGTCTAATCCGATTGTTCGGCAGTTTGTACAACCGATGCAAGCTCCAACAACCCCTTCAAACTGTAAACAGTGTCTTAGGCAACAGCAGAGTGTTGGGTCAACAAACTTACAGTTTACACACTTATCAGTTGAAGGCCAGAGTTGATTAACCTTACTAACACAGCAATTAGTTAAGTCAAAGCATATGGCTCCAAGCCACATAAAGGTACTTCCAAAGGTGAAACATGTACACGTACCACAGGCAAGAATACCACCTATAAAGACTAGATGATCAGTGCAACAGTTGTAGTACCAGTTTGGTCTACAGAAGTTTCCTGTACCAACCAAGTTTAAGTTTGTACCGTTACACCCCCCAAAAGTACCCCAAGTAAAGTGGAAATCGTGTCCTTGGCAATGAGCCAAAAGACTTGTAGCACAACACCCAGTTATTGCTTGAATACAAGCTGCTACAGTACACTTTGGGCAAGCATCATTGTTACCAAGCCAGAGCCTACCTGCAATGTCACAAGGAGTACAACCACAATTACACAAATGCATTGGGCTTGAAATATACCATTTAGCCATATGTCTTCTGGCATCTTGAGACTGAATCATTGCGTAGAAGTTGATACTACACTCAATTTGACAAGTTGATTTATTAAATACTGTATAGACAGGTGTATTTCTACTTGCTTGATCACAATAGCTAGTGTGGGAGTTATAGTCTCCATTACCAAACATGAGAAGTCTGTTAGCACAAGTAGGGTGTTGTATGATATCACCATGAGTAGTTGGGTCCATCATTGGAACACCACCTGGGCATGTGTAAACAGAAATCTTACCAGTATCATAAAGAGCACAACGAGTTCTGTCTCTATTTCTACCAACACTACCCTGGGAAGTGAACCCCATCATGCAGAATATTCTTTCTGTAGTTGGGTAACAGTTTGTTAGGAATACACACCCTTTGCAACACATCCAAGGCATCATGCACTTAGGTTGAATTGGTGACCAGTACTGGAAAGATTTATGAGGTCTGCAGAATTTAGTAATAATTAAAGTACAATGTGTTTCAAATCTACATGAACAACCACTACATTGGAAAGCACATGCAGGGGAGTATGCACAAAGACATGGGAAACACAGCCAGTCAAACATCCATAAAACATCACCATCACAGTCCCAATGCTTCATACCTGAGTTATACCCACCTGCTGTACCTCCAGGCACACACAACGCAGTTTGACCTGTGCAGGATGCTGGGTAAAGAGTAAGCCACATATTAGGGCAGCAACGAGGATCAAATGATTTTATACATATACCATCACAACTTTTTGGGCATTTTGCAGTGTACATGCCTTTATTCCAAATACTAGGAGGACCACTAATGTCAGTCCTACTAGTAAACCAAGGCATCAGACAACCTGCTACTCCACCTGTTCCATAACAAATAGACCCAAGACCATCTACTTTTAGGTTTAAACAATTATAACATGGCTTATAACAAGTATTTTGCCAATGGAATGGGTAAGGATTTATAGGTCTACCACTATGAGTAAAGAAAGCATAATCACAAACCTCCTCTTCAGGTCCACCTAAAGCTGAGTTTGTACATGCTAGATAAATTAAAGGGGGTGCTAAGTAAGGGTGTGCACCAGCAGAAGAACCTGGTGCAGACAGTGGCATTGAGATCATTGGCCCCAAACAAGAAGTTGCCTCAAAGTAAGAAGGAGCAAAGAAAGGTCCAATATCAATACCTTGTGTACAAGTACAACAGCAAAATGCTGCTATTTGACCTGTTTTACTGTAAACACCACCCTTTTTAGTGATGACTGCTTCTTCCCAGTCTTGTCTGTGTTCATAACAAGCTACTGCGTATTGTTTTTGTTGGTGCTTTGTATAAATACTACCATCAATCATTGGCTGATATGTTCCACAAAGTGCGTGGCAAGGCCATAGATTGTTATTTTCGTAACCAAGCAGACAAGGTATATTTCTACATCTACAGCCCCAAGGTTTAACCCAAGTGTATGCACAGCCCTGCCCTAGACCACAGCACGTACAAACAACAACTTCACCAGTGGTATACTTTACTTCTCCAGGTACATCAGGTCTCCATGCTCCAATACAACTGTTAAGGCTGCATCTCCAATTCGTATAGGTGCCAGTAATGTAGAATGGCATTCTCATTCCTGGAGAGGCGTAAAGGTTATTATTTAGAGTTTGATCATATGGGCATCTAGCAGTTTCATCACACTTACAGAAATTTGATCTGACCGTCATATACATTGTAGAGTAGTAGTCGTTAGAGAACTCATCTGTCTCTAGCCCACCACCACCAACTGAAGCCCATTCAGTACCGTTGTACGAGATAAGAGAACCTAGGTCTGTATCAAAATAGATAGACCCAGTAGCAGGAGAACCAGGTCTCTGGGCTGTCGTCCCACTAGGGGCATCCATACGTGAACTAGCTGTAATACAACACGAGGTAACACAACAGGCACAGACGTTCCTGCTGTTATCGACCACCGTAGTGCCATTAATCTTATATGCCATTTATATTCTCCGTCCTAAGACTATCGTGAATCAAACCCATTCGGTTCCGTTGTAAGAAACTACTGTGCCTAAATCTGTATCAAAAAAGATATGACCTGTATTTGGTGAACCAGGTCTCTGTGCTGTTGTACCAGAAGGTATAGTGAGGACGTTAGCTGATACTATCGTCCCCTGTACTGAAGGTGTTCCTGAAGGAATGTTTTTACTGTCGTCAATAACAGTTGTGCCACTAACCTTTAGAGCCATTCTCTAGTTCCTCTACTTTACCTTGTAGACACTTCACAGTTTCAATGAGTGCACCTACCAAGCCATTATAGTTGACTGATTTGTAACCATCGTCATCTGTTATAACAAGTTCTGGGAATGCTTCTTCTACTTCTTGAGCAACAACACCCATTGTGTATTTACCAGAATCTTTCCAGCTATAGTTTACACCTCTGATCTGACCGATCTTGCAGTAAGCATCTTCTACTGTAACAATGTTGTCCTTGCATCTGCAATCAGAAGTAGAGTTGAAGTCAACAGCACAAGCTACGTTAGTTCTAACGGCAGATACACCACAAACAATGTTAGCCTTTACACAACACTCTACACAGTGGCAGTTCTCTGTTCTTGCACCGTAGGAGGTAGTACATAACATAGCTGTGTTATTAAAGAGCAAGCACACGCCACTATTACATGTACCTTTCCACATCCATTCGTTAGTAACATCATTATAGATACCAACAGAATCAGCATTGCCCATGAATACCCATTTGTCTTCAATGGAGTACCCAGGCCAGTTACCATCACCACCTACAACAGAGATAGAGCCGTAGGTACCTCCTGATTGACAGATACATCTGCCACCTACTGCAAGCCAAGTACCACCACAGATAATTGGGGATAGTACACAGGTAGTACCACATACTTTAGGAGCTTTAACACAACAAGAAGCACAGGAACATGTAACAAATGAATAGGGGGATTTAAAGCAATTAGCAGCACAGATACATGCACCATTAAAGTTGTTAGATGTAGAGCCATTCGTTGCAGCTTTACCTGACAAACATGTTGCTAGTCCATCAACGTTAGCTACTGTGTGGTTGTGGCTATCGTCTGCAATAGTAAGGCTAAGGTTAGCATTACCAAGGTTTGTGAATGTAGCAGAACCTGTAGCATCTCCACAGATACAAAGTGTAGGATCAGAAGTAGCAGTCGTATTGACTGTGAAGTTACCTGAACCATCTACTGAAGTAGAACCTGTTACTGCACCACAGACACACAGTGTTCTAGCAGTAGCCCAAGCACTTGCTGTGTCAGCATTACCAGTAACAGCACCTGTGACAGGAGCACATACTCTGGCAAATGTTACTGTATCAGATGTGCCTACTGCTTGTCCAATGTTAATTCCATTACCATCAACAGTAACACCTGTACCTGCATCAGCAGTAAAAGTTGTACCAGTTAAGGTAAGACCATTACCTGCATCGTAAACAGCAGTCTCAGCTACGACAGTAAAGGTAATGTTTGTTGTACCGAATGTTATAACACCAGATGTGTTCATAACATAAAGTTCACCAGAACCAGTGTTACCTTCTTTTACGAAGAATGCATCACCTTCACCTAGTGCATCTTGGTCTGAAGCACCATAGCTGTCAGCATCTGTAGCACGAGTAAGAACCCAGTTAGTCGAAGCTGAACCAGTGTTGGTAACTGTGTAGACACCATTCTCGTAGCCATTGGTTTGGCTGTAGATAAGAACACGATCATTTGTGTTTAGTGTTACACCATCAATAACTAGGGCAGCTTGTGCCCCATTGTTAGTAAGGGTAGCACCTACACCATTCGTACCATTGTCGTAGGTAGCACTTAGGTTACCTGCACTGTCTGGTGATTCAACTCGTACTGGATCGTGATAGTGAATACCAGCAGCAGCAATCGTATCAACGTACTCTTTAGTTGCAAGTTGACAAGCCTGAGTTGGGTTACCTGTAACACAGACAGATCCAAAGCATACATTGTCTGATGTGCCAACAGCCTGTCCAATAGCTATTGCACCAGATGTGTAAGTAACACCTGTACCACCTGATAGGTGGCTGTCTACTCTAGCTGTTGTAAAGTACTGGTTTGTACCTTCCGCTAGGTCATCTGTGTCATGGTTACTTATATCACTTACAGTACCAGTGACATCACCATTAACATTTCCTGTCAGTGTTCCATATAGGCTAGAGACACAAACAGCACCTGTACCGTAGATGCAGTTAGTACCTGCATTAAGATTGCCACCAAGAGCAGGAGAAGAATCCCCTGCAACACATGTAAGAGCATCACCTAGTGTGAATGCTGCAGAAGACCATGCCGAACCATCATACACTCTTAGAGCATTGTCGGTGGTGTTCCAGTATAATGCACCAGTAATAAGTCCATCACCATCGTTGTCTACTGATGGGTCTGAAGCTTTATCACCAAGGTATCTGTCATCAAAGTCATCATAAGAAGTAGCTGCATTTGTTGCTGAAGTAGCAGCAGCAGTAGCTGAGTTAGAAGCATTTGTTTCCGATGTAGCTGCAGCAGTTGCACTATTAGCAGCACAAGTAGCTGAAGTGGCTGCATCTGTAGCTGACTGGAGAATACCATCAACATAAGTCTTCGTAGTCAAATCAGCAGCATCAGTAGGTGTATAAGTCGTAGTGATCTTATTGGCACCCATATCAATAGTGCCAGTTACAGTACCACCAGAACAAGCTAGTCTTGTATCACGTTGAGTATCTGTGTATGTCTTTGTGGCTGCATCTTGTGCTAGGGTAGGATCGCCCAGTCCTGTGATCTTTGATGTACCCATAGCAATAGCACCCGACATGGTTCCACCAGTCAGATTTAGCTTTAGAGCATCTTGATCATCTACATAACCCTTACGAGTAAGAGTATCAGCAGTAGCAGGTGTAGCTGTAGATGTAGCTTTATTAGAACCTAATGCAATGTCACCAGTCATTGTGCCACCAGCCAATGGTAGCTTACCTGCAATGCTTGTTGTTATTGTTGTACTAAAGTCTGGGTCATCCCCAATAGCTGCAGCAATCTCGTTAAGAGTATCTAGTGTGCCTGGTGCAGAGTCAATCAAATTAGAAACAGAGGTATCTACATACCCCTTCGTTGCAGCATCTGCATCAGCAGTTGGAGTTGCAAGAGAAGTAATTTTTGCAGAACCCATATCAAGTCCTGCTGTACCTGTCATGTTAATATCACAGAAAGTAGAAGTACCTACTGAGGTTACATCACCAGTTAGATCACCTGTTACGTTCCCTGTAACTGCACCTGACACATCACCTGTGACATCCCCAACAAAACAAGTGTTAGCTGTAATGGTTGTACCAGTTATAGCATCAGGCGTGGTAGCACCAACTACACCATCAAAGTTTCCTGTGTGACAACCTACTGCATTACCAGTTAGGTTGCCTGTTACATTACCTGAAACAGCACCAGTAACATCACCTACGAAGCAAGTGTTAGCTGTAACTGTTGTACCTGTTATAGCACCTGCTGTAGTCCCACCAATAGTAGCACCGTCAATAGTGCCCCCATTGATATCGACTGAAGAAAAAGTACCCTGTCCTGTCGTACTAACTGTAGTAAAGCTACCTGCAGCAGCACTAGAAGCACCGATAACAGTGCCATCAATATTACCTGCATTGATATCTACTGTGGCTAGAGTTGCTGTACCTGTGGCAGAAAGGTCTGGTACAGTTACTGTATCACCAAAACCTGCAACACCTGTAACACCAAGTGTACCTGCCAGTGTAGTATTTCCTGTAATTCCTGCAGTTCCACCAACAGTAAGGTTACCACTAGAGCCAAGAGTTGTAAATTCACCAGAGGCAGCAGTCGTATTACCAATTATAGTACCATCAATAGTACCACCATTAATGTCTGCTGTGTCAGCTACAAGGCTGTCAATATTTGCTGTTCCAGTAATGTAAGCATCATTCCACTCACTACCTGTAGCACCTAGATCATATGTTGCATCTGCAGAAGGGATAAGGTCTGAGGCAACATCAGCATTTACTGTAACAGTATCACTATCGTCACTACCAAGAGTAGTATTCCCATTAACGGTAAGGTTACCCGTAATAGTAGCATTCTCGTGAATCGCCAGAGTGTCGATATAACCCACACCATCAATGTAAAGATCTTTAAACTCAGCAGCCGAAGAACCCAAATCAATATCTTCATCAGTGACAGGAACAATAGCTCCATCTTGTATCCTTACCTGCTCTACTGCTGCATTACCAACGTTAGTAAAGAAATTAATTCTGTTGTTAGCTGTATCAACAACAACTTTACTATACTGGTTAGTGTCTGAAATTAGAGGAATGAGGCCACCTTCTCCAGTAGAAGTGCCATCATGTCTGTGACCTGTGCTTGCACTAAATGCTGCTACAAGCTGTTCAAATTCATTGTGTACTGGTTCAGCTTTAATAACCTGACCAGAAACAATATCAGCAGCACTTTGTCTTGTATAACCTGCCATTTATAATCTATCCCCCACTCCAAACGTCACAACAATGCCTTGGACACTGTGTGCAGCATTCGTGTCATTTGTAACATATCTAAAAGAAACTGATTTACCCGAACCTGAAACATTTACTCTTTGAACGGGAGAGGGGTTACCACTCCATATTGTTGTATTAGAAGGTTCATCATATACAGCCTCGTTATAGTAGGCTGCTGCACCTTCATTTGTAAGAATAAAGTTGGTTGGGTTAAGAATGGTGGTATCATCATAGTCAAAGATAACTGACATTATGATCTCGTTATCACCTTCTGATCTAAGGTAAGTAGCAACAGTATGAATAATCTTACGTTGCTCTGGATCTTGCATGTGCAAGAATGGTGTTTGGTAAAGGCTTACGATGTTACTACCACCGAAGCTGTTACCTGATTCCTGTCTATAAACTTTTCCTGAGGTATCCCCATGAATGACGTATTCTTCTTTGTCGATGTATCCACTGTCAGCACAGGTAGCTTCAATGCCAATCATCTGACCAAACTCAAAACCAATGCCACCCTGTTGTCCTAAACGTAGGCCACCAAGTAAAGCAGCACCACTGTCTGTATTGTAGAACAATCTAAACTGAGACTTACCTCTGATAATTACAGAGGACACTGCATCTAAGTCATTGTTGAAGATAACGTCAGAAATAAAAGATTGGATGTTCTTGGTTAATGTTTCCAAGTTAACGTCACCAATCTTATCTGTACCTGAGATAGGTCTGATACCATCTTGTGATAAGAAGATTAGGTCACCACCAATCTCAATAACACTGTCTGATGCTAGGCAACCAAGGTCATCTGTTACGTGTTGTAACTGCCAGTCTGAGATGTTGTTACCTACGATCCTTTTGATGTTGTTTGTACCAAACACAAACAAAGCATCACGAAACGGTTTGATTGCTACAACAGGAAAGCCTACGTTAATTACACCAGCACCATCTGCAGGTGCCCACTTTGTTTCGTCTGTAGGAGCACTGAAGTAAACGTTATGAGGTTCAGCAGGATCACCTGCAAGCCACATGTGGTTCTTAAATACTGCAGCAAACTTAGGATCTGTAGGAGCTTCTGTAGCTGTAATCTGTGTGTAAGTTGTACCATCGTAGGTAGCTGCAGGGTTTATACCATCTGTTAAAATAACTTTTGCTGTACCCCAATTAAACCTAGTAAATCTTACTTTAGATACACCTGTCATTGTAGGTAAACCAGAAGTAGTTACTGCAACCCAAGCTGATGTAGCATCATCCCAGTAGTGTAGGTAGTTGTTACCTGTAGAAGGTTTACGTGCTGCAAGAATGCCATCATTGATACCAGCAGCTACTGCTACACCTAAGACACTACCAGAGCTATCACCAGGTACTGTGCCATAGTCATTGCTAAAACCACTAACACGTCTGTATCCACCAGTGGTAGCAGGTTCGTAGTTAAGCAAGGAGATAGCAGAACCAGGTTGTGTTTCACCTTGTGACAACACGTCCCTGTTCAGGTTCAATCCACCCTGAGCAAATACTTTAAAGGAGCCTAAGTTGTCTGCCATTAGCTTACTCTACTCAAACCTACATTAGCTCTTTCAACTACTGTGGATCTTATTCTTAGAGGTTCGTCTACAAGAACTCTTCTCATAGACTTAATACCATCTTGGAACACGCCTTGGTGTACTGCAGCACTCTGCTCATTAGATCTAAATCTCATCATGTACATCATAGCACCATCAATGATTACATGTTTAAATCTATCAGGAATAACTGTTACATCATCGTAAGCACTTAGGTCTGAAGGAAATGACCAGTACACGTACTCAATTTGGTATGCTGCATCAGGAATAGGTGTTACACCAAACTTCTCTTCGTTTGTTTGATAAACAAGGGTAGGGGCAGATATACCTGTCTGATCTCCTGTGTCATCTCCTTGACGATACTTTTGAACATACTCGTCATAAGAAATAACTTTCATAGCTGCAGGAATATTAGTCCCACCTGAAAGTTGTTTGATGTAAAAAGTCTGCCAGTCTGCTCTAGAAAAGTCAGATGGGAAGTCATACTCTCTTGTACTTGCAGTCAATGTCTGAGTGTATGTAGTTTTTAGGAAAGGCCACTCCTGACCTGTCTGTAAGATATTTCTAATGGAGTTATTTACAGCTTGTTTAGCTAGTGCCTGTACATTACGTACATCAGTAAAGCCACTACCCCCTACAGCAAGGGTAACCTCGTTAAGTCTGGTTAATAGTTCATTTACTAGTGTAACGTAATTAGCCATTACAAAAATCCTTCAGATAGCCTAAAGGGGCCAGTCGCCCAGCCCCTAAAGTTTTAAGTACTAAGCCAAGTTATACTTAGCTGTAACCAACGCCTCTGGGCGTAGGATTTTTCTACCGTAAAGGTGCATACCACGAACAATATCGGCAAATGAATCTGGATCACGATATGTCTCAGTCTTGTTGATCTGCTCTGCAGTAGCAACGGCTGAATCATGACCAGCTACGATTACACCGTAGTTAGTGTTCTGGTTGGCTACGCCTGTTGTAGCTGCGCCAGTACCAACTGAAGGAAGATTTGATGAAGAGTAAACTCTGAAACCATTCCAGTTGTTGATTACTAGGCCGTTACGTAGACCGCCTGAAGCACCCCATTCAGATTGTAGGAAGCGTGAATCTTCGTCCATCAAGATTTCCATCATGACAGGGTCAATTACGATCCAACGACCATCTTTGTCAACTTGTTGTTGATCAAGTAGACGACCCATACGAGCCACCATCATTGTTGGTGAAACGTATTCTGTTGGTAGTGCAGTTGCACCTGGCAAACGTGCTGCAACAGGGATTGAATGGTCATCAGCATCTGCTGTTGTGATGTTTCCAAAGTCACCTTTGTTTAGCTTGTTTGCTGCAAGTAGTTCGTCATCACCTGCAGTTGTGTCTGCTTTAGTACCGTTAACAGTATCATTAACAGTGTCAGCATTCCCATGTAGGGCAGACTGTTTGTAACCTGCTAGGTAACCTAGAACTTCTTGGTCATGCTGGTCAGCAAGACGGTAAGCTGCTCTGTTGGTAGCAAGGTTCATAAAATCGATGTGGCTATGAGCCTCTTCGACATCGTCCATCTTGAAAGCAAAATAGTTAGCTTTATCAATGACTAACGAGAAATCGTCATCTGATAAATCTTGTGCTGCGATGGTTGTGCCACGAGTGTATGCAGAAACTGAGATCTCAGGTTCTTTCATAATCTTCACTGTGTCACCTTGGTTTGCGATCTCTCCGAAATATTCAGAGTTCGTAATGTCACCTACAACAGTTGCTTTTCTAAAGGCAAGCTGTGTTTTTTTGGAATAGATGACTGGGCTGAAATTCCCATTTGGTAGGTTAGTATAACCTGATGCGGATGCAAAAGCCATGATTAAATCCTCCATGATATTTGGCTTTAGAAGAAAGCTAAACACCTGAAAGAGGCTGTTACTTTTCTAGGGTGCAGAAAGGTACTCAGTTGCGCAACCGAATACCCACTGGGCCTATACTTGAACAGGTGGTTCTTTGTAGTTTAGACTTTTATGAAAAAGTATCTATAGAGGTAGTCCCGAAGGAGGCTCTATATTAGATACGTGTAGTTATATTGAACACTTCTTAAGTGTCAATAGTTTATCTGGCTGCGCCAGACATGTCGTAGACAAATTTACCAGAAGCCATAGCTTGTGAAATTTCGTCTTGACGTGCCTCAAACTCCTTAGCTGACATCTTAGCTACATCAGACTCTTTGATCTGACCTGATACACCTTTAGTGTCAATAGAAGTACGAGTTCCTTTGGTAACAGATGAAGCAGCAGCTCTACGAGTATCTCGTTTAGCTTCTCTCGTCATTCCATTATCAACTTTATAAAGATCAATCACACGAATAACAGATGCAGGATCATCCATGTTTTCGTACAGAGCATCCTTAACCCACTTAGGCTGTGCCTCTGCCCAGTTATGGAACTCTTCTGATTGTCTTAATTCATCGAAGTCATCATGAGACTTACGAATAACATTCTCTGCTTTCATTCGTAGTGCTTCATTATGAGCTTCATCTAACTCTTTTAGACGTTCCTCTGCTTTGCTGAACATCTCTCTTGCTTTCTCTGAAGCAATCTTTTCTACAATACCTGCTACGTCTGGGTACTGCTTTGCCCACTCTTCAATGTCTTCATCAGACTTAGGAGGAACAATACTTTGTTTCTTTTTTCCCTTTTCAAGAGATTCAAGGCGTTCATTCCATTCCTTTTCTTTCTCTTGCATGTGTCTACGTAGATCACCATAACGTTTCTTGAAAGACTTCTCTTCAGCACTCAGTCCTGCTGTGGCATCGTCTTCCTGTGCTTCCCCTTCCTGGGATGCTTGTTCTTCTTGTTGGGTATCACTTGAGGCTTGTACCTGGGTGTCCTCAATACTTTCGCTACTGGGTTCACTTTCTTCAACATACTCTTCGCCACGAGACTCTGCCTCTAATCTTGCAATCTCTTTCTCTTCTTCTTCCATGCGCTTCTTGCGCTGTTGGTTGTTGAAGCTTCTATCTACAAACCCTGCTTTCTTAGGGCTTTCCATTGTCATCATTTCAGGCATAGTATTTTCCTTATGTTGGGGCCAGGGTTGATTCCCTGGGTAGCCTTATTATTTTTTCTTATTAGCCTTGGTCATTAGACCACCTTTGTTACCTGCTGCTGCAGATGTAACATAATCCTGCATTGTTTGTTGTTGTTCCTCAGTGCCACCTGTCGTAGTAACTTCTGAGACATTTCCAGAATCATCAAGAGTAACTTGTGTGTCCACATCTTTGTCTGCTTTTTTAGCTGCTTCTACTAGACTAAATAAAGGTGGATCATCATCATCACCTGTTAGAAGAGCAGTTTTCTTCTTGTTGGCTTCTGTATCTTTAAAGGTGTAGTTACCCTTTTTATCTTTATCGAAGAGCAAGCCTAGTCTATTCATAGTAGTCTCAGCTTTTTTGTTACCATCTGCAACAATGTCTTCTAGGAATTGAACAGCGTTATTAGACTGTGCAATATAATCTTTTACTGCGTCATCAATCTGCTTTGCTTGATCTTCCATACCTTGCGCTCTAGCGATGATAGCTGCTGCACGTAGATCAGATATTTTACCTAGACCCATAGCAGTTTGAGCAACACCTGCACCAATCATTCCTGCAGGACCAAGGGCTGCACCTGCAAGGGCAGTACCTATACCACCAAGCTTTTCAAGCTTACTTACTTCAAGAGTTTTTGCAAAGGCTAGTGGATCTGTCCAGTCTACGTCTTGGCCCCACTGTTCAAACTCGTTTCCTGAGGTAGGTGTTGTAGGGGGAGGTGTTGAACCACCATCGTCACCACCTGTAGGTTGTTGTGTAGCTTGCTGTGCTTTCTTAAGGGCTGAACTGCCAAACTCATAGTAAGGAGGGACAGTGTACTGCTCATCTCCAGGGTTCTTTAATTTACCGTTAACGTACTCAAGGACTCTTTTCTGATTTGTCTCAGCATTAACAAACGTTTTAAATGTTGTAACACTATCTTGTTGCGATGGTTGATTGAAGGTTGAACCACCAACTGTAGCCCAGTCTTCAGGATTAAACCCACCACCACCTAGCTGCTGTGCTTGCTGCGTATACTCATCAGGCATTGTAAGAATACCTGCATTAGCTTGTACAGGCATAGGAGCAGGTTGTCCTGCCTGTGGAGCACCACTCATGTTCTGTTGAATCTGCTGTGGGGTAAGAGGTTCACCACCAATCCTACCATTCTGTTCCATAGACTGCAAGCCTTGTTTGGCCTTGCCACGTAGTCCTTCAAAGAAGTTTACTCCATAGTATCTAAGAACATCAGCAGGAACTACGTATTCACCTTCAGACAACATAGCAGGAATATCATCACGTACTTCTTTAGCTAGTGAGCCAGGAGGAATATCATTTCCAGAGACAGGATCTTTCTTCATGCCATCGTCTGCAATACCACCATACTCAAACAACGACATCTGTTTCTGCATATTCATGGCTGCACCACCCTCATTAAAAACTCTAATTTTATCATCTTTAGTTCTGACACCCATCTCTTTCATCTGCGAGATAGTTGGCTTCTTTACATTCTTAGCAAGAACAAGTGGTCCTACTTGTATAATCTCTTCAGCTTCAAATACAGGCTTACCTGTTTTCTTGTCGTAGAACCCACTACCACGATATGGATTCATACCTACCTGTGTCCACTCTTTTGATCCTGAAGCAATAATTTCTGCAGCTTGACGTTGTAGATCGTAAGGATCTTCTGAGGTGTACTCTCCAAAGATACGAGCAATGGTGGCTTTGTTTTGTTTGGCAGGTCCACCAGTCTTTTTATCTGTGGCATCTTGCAATGTCTTTCGATCAGTACGTGTACCTCTAGCAATATCTAACGCTGTGTCTGCGTCAGAACCAAACCTAATATTTTTAAGTCTGATCGCCTGACCGTAACCTACAACAGAACCAGACTTTTGATTTCCATCATGTATAGAGACAACCCACTTATCATAGTCGTCATAAGCAGGAATATCTAGTCGAGATGAAACAACCTGACCTTCTGCTAAATCTGCACCTTCAACACCTAGGATAGGATACCTCGTACCCTTCTTACCTAATGAACCTTGTACTTCTGTAAGAGAAGGAAGTAATTCCATAACTTCCTCTGCTGTGTATTCTTTTGGTTCAGGGAATGCTTCTTGTATACGCTTCCTTGCTTCTTTAGAAGTAATCTTACCCTCTATAAGAGACTGTGCTGCTGCCTGTGCGTCAGGTAAATTCTTTTGCCTCTGGGTCTCAGGTAGTTTATTATCTTTACGCCATTGCTCTAATGCATCAAGATCATTACGTAGACGTGCTGCCTCTGCTGCATCTGCTGATCTATCTACAGGAGCTTTTTTCTTAATAGCACCAACACCAAAGGCTGACATTGCACTTGGGTCAATCTCATACTGTTTTACTTTATCTGATAAGGCTTTAACACCTTTGGCACCGTACTTACCTACAACACCACCCATAAGTAAAAGACCTGCTTCAAGAGCAGCACTTTGTCCTGCCTCTGTGAACTGACCCTTGATGTAGTCGTAGTCACGTTCACCCTCAGGTTTCATGTATTCTTCTACAACGTTAGAGATATTTACACCTGAGTCGTAGAAAGGAATTAGAAATGATGCAGCATTCTCCACACCTGCCATAAGTTCGTCTTCAGATACTTGCCCTTTAGCTTCTGAAAAACTTCTGAACCCAGGTCTACGAGAGTATGCACCACCAAAAGCTTTATCTGTTTGATCAGCTACACCACCTTCATTGTACTGACCTGTACCAAAATGTTTACTAGGGCTAAACAAGTACTCTACAAAACCTTTAAACTCTTCACCATAAGGCTCAAGCTTTCTTCTTACCTTACTCATAAAGGTTTCATCAGGATCATTGTAATAGTGCTCAGAGGTAGGGTCACTCTGCAGTCTTGCTATTTCTTTTAGCTCTTCTTCATCAAACCTTGGTTCTTCAGCCATTCCACCCTCATTAAACTTTAAAGAATCGCTACGTTTACGAGCAGCTTCAGTTGCTTCTTTTAAACTGTTATGAATACTTGTGGGTTTAACTATATCCGCTTCCAACATAAGAAGCAGTGTTTCTTCATCATAGGACTTACCATCAAATATTGTGGGAACATTAACCCACTTACCTTTGTATTTAAATGTTGTAGACTTTTCAGATACTAATTCACCTTCAGGGGTTTTATATACGTCACGACCTGCCTGTGTTTTCTTACCAGTCTTCTTTCCAACATCAGCCATTCACTTCGTCCCTAAGTCTTTTTAATCTACGAAGACAGGTCACATGTCCCTGCAACCTGTAAAAGTCTTCTGGTGTTGTAGCCTGTTCCATCTGGACATGAACACGTTCAATCTTCTCGTCCATCTCTTCTAGAAAAGACTCCCAGATGTCTTTGTTGTTTACGAGTAGTTTAAGGCTCATCCTTGTCCTTGTCCTGTGTTACCTGAGAACCCTGGTTCACCTGGTGTAGGAGCACTACCTGTACCTATCTGACCACCACCAGAACCCTGTGTATCCTGTGCCTGTGCTCCTGCAGGTACTGCACCCTGTGGTGCTGCTCCTGGAGGTGCCTGAGGTGGTGCAGGGGGTGGGTTAGCTTCTTGGAACTTCTTGAGGATTTCAGCTTGGATTGCTGCATCAGTCATTGAGTTTGCTACTTTATCAGGATCAAGATCCATAGAGTTTGCAATCTCTCTGATAATATAATCCATTTTAGCAAATGGTGCAAGTGCAGGATTCTGCACGACACCCAAGAACTGCATCAAGCGTTGGCTACGTACTTCGTTAGCCATCAACGAGTTTGTACCTTCTGCTTTAACTTCTAAGTCACCCTTAATCTCAGGATCAAAATCAAACTGCATGTTGAAGCTGAAGAATGCTTTAGCTAGTGGGCCAAGCAGGTAGTCATCAATGTTCTTAACTACTGTGCGAATAGAACCATTAGCAGCAGACATAAGCATAGAAATACCTGAAGCAGTCCGACCAACGCCACTGACTCCAGTCTGCCCATGAGCAAACGAAGGAAAACCAGTACTCTCATCTGATAGTTGCCTTGCCTTATCGAACATCTGCATGTTCTCATTAGATACGTTAGGGAACTTGGTGCCGAAGATGGCCTGACCTGGTGCTCCCCCCATTCTACGTAGGACTTTGCCTGGGTAGATAGACAAGTCTTGTCCAGGAGCTAGGTTTGTTTCGTCTACTTCGATAAGCAAGTTACCCGAAAGTGCAGCATTATCTACACTCATACGCATAAAACCATTCATTAGGGTCTGTGTATCATCCATATTCTCTGCTATACCTACCCCAAAGAATGAGTAAGGATTCACTTCATATGGTACAGCATAATACGGAAGTATCGCAGGAGTGAATGGGTTCATTACAAGACGTATAACCTGACCATTACAGATCCAGATATTTACTGATAACTGGTCTCTGTCTTTCAATTCCTTTGGAATATCTACGTCATGATCTTTTAGAATGTCTGTATCTACATAACCCCAGAACTCAAGGACGTTAAATCTTTCTGATTTAGTCTCTTGGTCTGCATCCTCCATGACCTGTTCCCACCACTCTTTGCTATAGGATTCACCCATCTCAATAGCAATATCAATGGCGTTAGATCTGAAGAAAGGTCTGTTTTTTAGTCCTCTCATTTGAGAACGAGACATCTTATGACGTTCTACTACGTACTCTGCTTCGTCCATATTGTTAGCATCTGGATCAGGGTAGAAGTTCCAGATAGAAACAGAAGCAGTCTGGGGGATAGTTTTGAACATAGGAGAGTAGTTACCCTCCTCATCCCAATCAGGATACTCTTTGTCTAGAGCAAATGGCCCCTTCATAATACCTGTACCAAAGAGAGCAGTTTCAAAGGCTGTATTACGAAGTTGCTTGCTTGCGTTAGATTCTTCTAGCTGATCATGGATCTTCTTTTCCATCTTCTTAGCTGCAACCATTGCAGGATGGAAAGTAGGTTGAGATGGGGTAGTGCCCTCACCTTCTCTTAGATCATCCATAACAGGATCTAGTTTATTCTTTAATCCACCTAGACGTTCACGTAGATCAATTATTGTTTCACCAGGTTGCAACTTCGTGTCTTCTGGTGATAGCTGTGGTGCTTGACCTGTAGCTGCTTTGATCTGTGGGTTAGCTTCAAAGTGTACAGCTTCTGCTACGCCATCAGGAAGTCTGGTAGGATTAATAGAGATAGGAAACTTATGAGAGCCAAAGAGAACATCTACGATCTGACCATACGCAGCCAAAACCTTTGTCTTAGTAACTTTAACAAAGACACGAGACTTCTCTGTTGTAGTAAACTGAACATCAGGGCCATATACCCCTCTGTAGTTTTGATATGCTTTAATCCATCTCTGTTCATCAGAGTAACGAGCTTTCTCAGCTTTGTTATAACGTTCCTCTACAAAGCCAACAATAGTACCTACTGTAGGATCACTGAATACATCAGAGTCGTCTACGTCATCTGCGTAAGAGGAAGTAGCCTCGTCAATAGACAGTTCGTCTGATTCAAAAATGTCATCTTCTTCCATAGGTATTCCTTAATAACCAAATGTTGGGTCTGAAGCCTGAAAGCCAGTTCTCTGTGAAGCAGGATCAAAGTCAAACAGGCTGCTTCTTGGTCTTGTCATTACGCCATACCTTAGGGCATCATACAAGTGGTCTTCAGAGTTTGTGTCTACATCCTCAGGATTTCTTTTGTCTAGAGGAATAGAGGGAAGCTGAGATATAAGATGAGTGCAATTAGAAAATATGACAAGTCTTGGTTCCTCTGTAAACTCATCTACCTGCAGTCTTCTATGTATTTCGTTCTTACCAG